CGTCAGAGGAAGCTGAAGAGGTTTCAGAAAACGAAACTTCAGAAGAAGCAGTCGAAGAAACTGAAACTCAAGCGGAAGCAGAAATAATGGAGACTCCTGTTGACAACGATCCAGTAGATGAAATAACACCACATTCAAATGTAGAAAGTAACGATGCTGGAGGATTTGAAGATATCCCTCAAGTAGAAACACCATTTTTTGATAACCCTAGTGTGAGACCAGTATCACCAGTGTCGTCAAACAACCAATCAATATCACCAACAACATAATGGAATTAGATTTCACAGAACAAATTAAGAGTAACGCCAGTCTTTGGGAGAATATCCGCAAAAAGAAAGAGCGTATTAAACGAGGCTCACCAGAAAAAATGCGTAAGCCTGGAGAAAAGGGTGCACCCACAAAAGAGCAAATCGAAAGAGCTAAAGGTGAGGCAATGACCCCCGCCCAAAAGAAAAAGTTTATGAGGCTTGAAAAAGAGGTCTCATTAAAAGATTTCATAAAAAAATATGGCGAAGAAAAAGGCAAAGCTATTTATTACGCAACACTCACAAAAATGGCTAAAGCTACGTGTAAATAAATAAGATGATATCCGAAATACTAAATCAATCCACAGGTGAACTTTTCAAGATGGCTTTATCGCTCGTCGGTATTACTTGCTTGATTTTGCACATACTACCTAAAAGCGAGAAAAAATCTGGCTTCTTCGGATTCATACAAGAAATCATGAAATTTTTAAAAGCCAAAAAATGAAAAACCTAATTGCTACTCTCCTTTTCGCTACCACTACATTATCTGCCCTTTCTCTGGAGCCACCAGACCTAACGCCAGATACAAGTTTAAATCTAACTTGGATGACCTTACAAAGTTTTGATTTAACCAAAAATCAAAATTATACAAGACCAGATGGAGAAGATTGGGGTTATGATGATGATGAATACTTCTACAATGTAGCAAAATTCAGTATTGAAACCCTTGGTACTTATTCAGTGCTCAATACATCTTTCAATGCAGATTATATAGGTGTAGACAGACAGTTCGGAGAAAATGAAACTTTACTACCTAACGGCACACCAGTTTGGATGAGAGACACAATGATTTATATTTATGATGATATATTTAATCCTTTGACACCAACAAATCCTTTATACTTTGCTGACAATGACGACTATGACGAGTACGAAGGCGAGTTAGAAGATGGTGATTTATTGTTCTTTTTGGAATTAGATGATTTAGAGATAGATACAGAATATTATGCAGTTATTACAACTTATGAACCTAAAGTTGCTGGAGATGGCTGGATGATGATTACTGGTCCAGGTGCAGTATCAATTGATATCATTCCAGAGCCTGCTTCGTATGCTTTGATGATTGGATTTGCATCATTCCTTTACATAGCGATCAAACGCCGTAAATAAGTGTAAAAACACTTATGGCAAGTGAAGGCGGAGACGAATATATAATCCTAAGTAAATTTGGTAGTGACACTACTCATCTTCTAACTGGCGTACAAGATGTTTCGTTTAGCCAAAACGTTCAAGAAGAATCTGTAATGTTATTAGGTACAGATCACACTGATTACAATATAACGGGCCCAACAACAACTAATTTAACTTTTAGTAAAGTATTTGCTAATGACGATATTGTCGACTCTACATTAACGGGTCAACGCTTAAGTGGAGCCTTTGTATATGGTGATAGGGCAATGGTTTTTGATTTTAGTTACATTGTAGGTTATTCTATAAATGTAAATATGGGAGATGTGCCCAGACTGCAATGTTCCATAAATGTTTTAGGGGACTTAAGTGGAGACAGCAGTAATGGTAACTTGTCTCATGTACAAGATCACTTTTTAAAACCAGCGTTAAAAGAAACACCAATGGAGTTGATTCCACAAACAGGAATTAACATCACTTATGATAAATCAACAACGTTAGACCAAGTACAAAGTTTTTCTTTATCTAGGGCTTTTCCTTGGGATCCTTACTATCGTATAGGTTCTTTAGGTCCAGCTCAAGCTGTTTTAAATGGACCTATTTCTGAAGAGGTGTCTATAGATTTTGAAGTCGAAGATTATGTATTTGAAAATAAAACTGGATATAATTCTTCAGCACCTGGTGCAAGCACAATTAGAAACAGTAATGAAATCAGCTTATCTATTTCATCAACAACTGGACTTTTGAAAACATACACGGTAAATAATCACAGATTAGTTTCAGAAAACATATCAACCAGAGTTTCAGATACTCCAATAGCATCTTTAACATATAGAGGAATTCGCCCTGGAATCAGACCAAACTAATAAAATAGGTGTAATAAATATATATGGCATACATAAGTTTTAGGGATTTACCAATTTACATAGCGGCTGGCGACAACGCCTTAGCAGAAGGAGAAAGCAGTTCATTAATGGTTCACGCTAACCAAGGTTCTATTTCATACACTCCTAATGTACAATCAACTAGACTTTTAGGTCAAACACCAGATGCTGGTAAAGATTATTTAATCGCTGGACCATTTTCTGCGAGTTTATCATTTTCTTTCTTTTTAAAAAATGGTGAATTTATACCTACTGCTCATACTGGTGATAGTAAGCTGTCCTTTGCGTTTGGAGATAAAGATGGACTAAGGGGTACTAACATGTATTTAAATTCATTTTCTTATACGTTAGCGCCATATGCACCCGTGCAAGTTAATTGTGAGTTTGGCATATACTCAAAACCAGAAGGGAAAATAGCATCAGTTGGCACTACTAATCTAGGACCACAACCAGGCGCAGCTGCTAGTAGTCAATATGCACACGGAGCATATTCTACTCTTACTAATCCAGTCGCAGGTACATTAACAGTCGAAAATGCGGCTTATCAATTTACAACAAGTAGACAACCAGTATACGCAATCGGAGCACTAACTCCAAGTGAAGTTTTACAATTAACTGCAGAACATCAAGTTAGTATAGCGGGAGATAACATTGACGCACTCGTAGGAGTCGGCGGAGTTGAGGAAGGAGCTGCAGTTTTAGATTTAAAAGCTCCATCTGCTCCCACCGTTACAATTATGAAATCAACTGTCAATGGTATAGTTACTGCACAAACTATGAATGCAAGTGCTGGAGGAGTAGCTCAAGGCACTACTACTATACAACAATCCTTGTTGTAGTGTTGAATTTTTACGCAAATCGTTTACTATAAAATATGATTAAGTTTTGTTCCGAGTGTGGTGCGAAGGCTGAATATAAATTCAGTCCTCCTAAATTTTGTTCTAGTTGCGGTACCCCTATGGGTGTTGCTGCAAAAAACGAATCTCGTCCATTGGATAGAAATGTAAATGCAAGCAGAAAAATACAAGCCATAGCAGACGACGAAACAGATGCGGAATTTGTACCACAAATAAATAAATTAGAATATGAAATAGATACATATGACGATCAATACAATCATACAATCGGCTCTCTTGCAGGGAAAGCTCCTATGTCAAGAAGAAGAGCAACGAGGAAACATATTGATGATCTTAAGTAAATGTATAATTTTGAGGACAAACTCGAACAAATAGAAAGAGCACTAGAAAAAAAACGAAGTAAATGGGATCTAGATGCGGTACCCTCCGTTGATTACGATGATATAAAACAAATTATCATGACCCACATTTACAAGAAGTGGCATTTGTGGGATCAGACTAAACCGATTGAACCTTGGTTGAGTCGAGTCGTTGCTAATCAATTTAAAAATTTGTTACGTAATCATTATGGTAATTATGCCAGACCTTGTTTAAGGTGTGAACATAATTTAGGCGGTGACTCGTGCGGCCTTAATTCAAGCGGTAGGCAGGACAATTCTTGTCAGTTGTATGCAGATTGGGAAAAAAGAAAAAAATCAGCATACGATATAAAACTAGCGGTTACAATCGAAAACCACACAAACGAAATCAACCAAAGACAAGATGAATTTATAGATATAGCAGATGCCACAGAAAGAATTTCTGAGCATCTCAAGCCACATTTAAATTTAAAGCAGTACATGGCTTTCCGTATGCTTTTTATCGAAAACCACTCTGAGGAAAAGGTCGCTTCGTATTTAGGTTACAAAACCAACGAAAAGAAACGATCAGCAGGGTACAAACAAATTAAAAATCTAAAAAAGATTTTTCAAGAGAAAGTCAAAGAAATTTTAGATAACAACGACATACTATGACAGACTTAACGCAAGAACAAAAAGATAGAATCTTGGAGGAGTTCCAAAAGAACCCCAACATAATCGACATTACTAAGATTGTATTTAACGATGACACTTTGGACGGTAGGTCAAAGGAGGGACGATCTGTGACGAAGTTTCTAGCTTCTAACGGATTGAAGGCTCAGACCACGAAACATGTCAAGGTGGAATCAGTAGAATTAAATGATGAGCAAAAATCTATCATTGAAGAGCGACATGGAGACGGATGGTCTTCTTTACAGATAGCAAAAGAACTTTTTGGAAACTCAACCAAAAAGTTAAGCAAAGAACAAAGAACTGTGCATGAGTATACATCATCTATTGAAGAAGAGCCTACAACCAATGAAAGTTTTCACTACGCTGCGCCACACGCTATTTCGAGAATTATTAAAAAAATTAATGATTCAACGGGATACGGTCTAGAAGAAGGTAAGATGTCTAGGAACCAATTGACATGCTGTGAAAGATTGCGAATAAATTTAAACAACTCAAGATTCATAGCCATCGTTAATAACTACAACAACCCAAGAGACAGGGAACTTTTTGAACAAGAGTTTATTAGGCTAACATGGGATAAGCCAGATCTAACGGCAGATGAAATTAACCTATACATGAATGTGGGCAAAGAGATTATTAATTTAGAATTAATTACGTCACACCTACAAAAATTAAATGATATGTTTGAATCAGCGGACGACCAGGACGAAATGACTGTGCGTTTAGCGGAAATTATTAAAGCTAAGAGTGCTGAGTATCATCAGTGTGAAAGTCGTATAGAAAATTTAACAAAGAAACTCCAAGGCGATAGAGGTGAAAGGATGAAGAACAAACAAAAAGAAACTGCATCATTTCTATCTATTGTGCAATTGTTTCAAGAAGAAGAAGAGCGCAAGAACATGGTACACATAGCCGAAATGCAAAAGCAAATCATTAAAGAGGAAGCGAAAAAGATTGAGGGTATGGCCGCTTGGAAAGCTAGAGTTTTGGGGATTGGTATTAATGATGTCTTATAAATGTAAAGAGTGCGGAGAAGAGTTTGACTCAGAAAAAGCGTTACATGCACATATAAAAAAGCATGGTTTTTATGTTGCGGATTATTATGTACAACATTATCCAAGATATAATAAACTAACTGGCGCACCAATACAATTTAAAAACAAAGATCAATACTTCAACACAGACTTTGCAAGACGAAGTCAAATGAAGGAATGGTGCAAAACATCTGATCAAGACGAAGTAAAACAATACATACTGAAAGTATTAGCCGAAAGAGTGATTAGAAAAAAATGGGAACACACACCCTCTTATGTTGAGCTCTACAAAGCGAAATTGCCAGACATCAGTATATACAAAAAACATTTTGGTTCTTATACCAAGGCGTCACAAGAGATAGGTTTAGAACCGCTATTTAATCAGCATTTGACGAAGAAATTCTTTGACGACTATAATGAAAAAATATTTATAGATACAAGAGAACAACAACCACTATATTTCAAAAACAGCGAATCTTTAAAATTAGCTTTCGGTGATTATACATTATCTGGAGATAAATTTACAAATACGTTTGTAGATAGAAAAAGCGCGACAGATTTTATAGGGACTTTCGGTAACGGATTCAAAAGATTCCAAAGAGAAATGCAGAGATGTGTGGAAGTGGATTGTTATATGTATATTGTTGTAGAAAAAAGCATTAAGGCAATATATAAAGATTATTTTCCTGGTAAAAGGTTATCAACCTTGAATTGGGCTTTTTCCAACATGGTCAAGCTTCAACATCAGTTTGCTGGAAACTGTCAATTCATATTTACCGAGAATAGAACGCAGAGCGAAATAATTATACCTAAGTTATTGGCATTGGGTAAAGAGCTTTGGGAAACTGACATGCAATATTACATAGAAGAAGAAAATGTCTTGGGAGACAGGTAATCAAAAACCCCTTAAAAGGGAAAATGTTAATCAACAAGTTTTAGAACTTGAGGGATACCTTGAGGACAATAAAGCTAAATATTGGTTGTACAAATTTCTTAAAGATAACATTACGTTTTCAACGCAATTACTTACTGGTATAGAATTGTTTCCGTTTCAACACATGGCAGTTAAGGCTATGATGGAGAATGATTATTTTCTAGGGGTGTGGTCGCGTGGTATGTCAAAATCCTTTTCTACGGGTATTTTTGCGCTTTTGGACGCATCTCTGAACCAAGGGGTACATATAGGAATTATATCAAAGTCTTTTAGGCAGTCAAAAATGATCTTTAGAAAGATAGAAGATATAGCTGCAGATAAAAAAGCCGAGTTGTTTCAACAATGCATAGGCAAAGTGACCAAGTCAAATGATGAGTGGTCTATGCAAATAGGTAAAAGCCGTATTACAGCTTTGCCTTTAGGTGACGGTGAAAAACTTCGTGGTTTCCGTTTCCAAAGAATTATTATTGACGAGTTATTGCTCATGCCAGAGAAAATTTATAATGAAGTTATTATGCCGTTCTTGGCTGTTGTTGAAAACCCAACAGAAAGACAAAAGATTAAAGATGCTGAAGATGAAATGATAAAGTTAGGTAAAATGACAGAAGAAGAAAGAACTGAGTGGCCAAGTAATAAAATGATAGGACTTTCATCTGCGTCTTACAAGTTTGAGTATTTATATAAGCTATATCAAGCATATGAGAATATGATATTTAATCCTGGAGCAAAAAACCAAGGTAGAAGATGTATTATGCAGTTTTCTTATGATGCGGCACCTAAAGCTTTGTATGATGAAAACTTAATTAGCCAAGCTAGGGGTTCTATGAGTCAGTCTCAAATTGATCGAGAGTTTAATGCTATATTTACTGATGATAGCGCAGGTTACTTTAAAATTAGTAAGATGGCCGATTGCACGATTGTGGATGGAGAATCTCCCTGTGTTGAAGTAGCAGGCGATCCAGATGCAGAATATATCATGGCGTTTGACCCATCGTGGTCCGAATCTGAAACATCTGATGATTTTGCTATACAAGTCCTTAAATTAATGCCTCAAGAAAAGAAAGCTGTTGTGGTGCACAGTTATGCTTTACCAGGAACAAATCTAAAGAAGCACATAATATATTTCAAATACATATTAGAACACTTCAATATTATCATGATTGTAGGGGACTACAATGGTGGTGTACAATTTTTAAACTCAGCAAATGAAAGTGACATATTTAAACGAGCTAACTTACATATTGGCTGTTTTGATGCGGATTTTATAAACCCACAGAACTATGTATCAGATTTAAAAGAAGCCAGAAGACAATATAATGTTTCTAGTCGTGTGATATGTAATTTACGTAAACCAACATCTCAATGGATCAGAAACGGAAACGAAATGTTACAAACTTCTTTTGATAGAAGAAAATTATACTTTGCAGCCACAGCCATGGATGATAACTATTCGTTACAGAAATCCAAAAAAATACCTATCAAGGATTTAAAGTTTTCTAAATACGAAGACGAAAAGAATGTTGGCGCAAAAATGATAGAGTTTATAGAGCATCAAAAAGATATGCTAGACTTAACAAAAGCAGAATGTGCGCTTATACAGGTTACAACCTCCGTAGGAGGCACACAAAACTTTGACTTACCACCTAATTTAAAAAGACAAAAGGGAGCAGATAGACCTAGAAAGGACTCTTATTCTGCTTTAGTGCTTGGAAACTGGGGCATGAACATATATTACGACATGATGGACATACCTTTAGACAATAATATTGGCTTTACTCCAATGTTTATTAATTAAAGTTATCAAAGTTACTTTAACTTTGTGTAAAGAACTTTATAATACATATTGATATGCCAAGAAAATATACAAAAAAATCAGATTATTGGAATAAATTCAACCAACCACAACAAGTTGTTTCAGAGGCTTCGGTAAACGTAGAGCCTGCTAGTTTAGGAGCAGCTTATCATGTTTCAGAAGCTTCATACGGTCGAGCTGGTGCAGCAAACGCAACAAGTCAAAGATCTAGCGCTAGAATCAATAGATCCGCAGTAACTCCCGCACTTAATAAATATAGTCAAATTCGAGGTGGATTGTTACCTTTTGAATTAACAACAGATGGTGTTAATGTTAGGGACGCTATAGAGCTTTGCCAAAAAGCTTATGCCAATGTTCCGATTTTTAGAAATACTATAGATATGATGTCCGAGTTTGCTAATACGGATATATATCTAGAGGGAGGTAACGAAAGTTCCAGAAACTTCTTTGATAAGTTATTTACGAGAATTAAATTATGGGATTTGAAAGACCAGTATTTCAGAGAGTATTATAGAAGTGGCAATATCTTTTTATACAGAATAGATGGTAAATTTAATTTAGAAGATTTTAAAAAGTTCTCTAGAAGTGTCACGGAAGAGCCTGGAGAGAACAAATTTCCACTAAAGTATATTGTTTTAAATCCGTTTGAGATTGTAGCAAAACGAAGCACTGTGTTTAATACCTCTGACGGAGCTTATGCTAAAATACTTTCTGAGTTTGATTTAGAAAGATTAGCAAACCCTAAAAATGACTATGATCAAGCTATATATGATGCATTAGATCCAGAAGTCAAAAAGCAAATTAAAGATGGAGCATATTTTAAGGATGGATTAAAAATTAATCTAAAGAACGACAGATTGGCATATTCCTTCTATAAAAAACAAGATTATGAGCCATTTGCTATACCTTTTGGATTTCCAGTATTAGAAGATATTAATGCTAAAATGGAAATGAAGAAGATGGACCAAGCAATCATGAGAACCGTAGAAAATGTGATACTTATGATTACAATGGGTACTGAACCCGAAAAAGGTGGTATCAATCATCACAATGTCAAAGCAATGCAATCTCTGTTTGCAAATGAATCAGTAGGTCGTGTATTAGTATCTGATTATACTACAAAAGCTGATTTCATTATTCCAGATATCAATAAGGTTGTTGGCCCAGGTAAATACGAAGTAATTAACAAAGATATCAAGGAAGGTCTTCAAAACATCATACTTAATGAAGATAAGTACAATGGTGCACAAATCAAAGCTAGAGTTTTCTTGGATAGATTAAAAGAAGCTAGAGAAGCTTTCATTAACGATTTTCTACAACCAGAAATAAGAAGGGTGGCAAAAGATTTAGGTTTTAGATCTTACCCAACAGTTAAATTTAAAGATATAGATTTAAGGGACGAAGTACAACTGATGAGAGTGGCAACTAGACTTATGGAGCTAGGCATTCTTACAGCTGAACAAGGTATGGATATTATTCATACAGGTCGATTCCCAGAATCACAAGAATTAGAACAAGCGCAAGATAAGTTTGTTGAACAGCGTAAGAAAGGGCATTACAACCCGATTGTTGGTGGTATACCGATGATAGAAGACGATGCAATTGACGCTCCTAAACAGAATGTACCTGGAGTTCCAGGACGACCTGTAACAAAACCACAAAACAGAATATCAAGAGAAGCAATACAAGCTACAGTGTATGAAATTGAAGCTTTGCACTCTTTAGCATCAGAAGAAATGTTAAAGAAAATTAACAAGAAAAAGCTTAATAAAAACCAAACTTCAATGATCAATAAATTGTGCGAATCTGTTGTGTGTAGCACTGCAAAAGAAAATTGGACAAATTTAGCTATTTCTTGTGTAAATGATTTTACTAACATTGAGAAACTAAGCATTTTAAACGAAGTTTATGATGTTTCAGATTCACACCAATTAGAAATTTATCCATCAGCAATTTTATACCATTCAAATGAACAAAAATAAAAACGAACTAATCGCAAATATTGACCGTAAAAATGGCAATATAGAAATAGCTCTCGCCAACAAATATAGCGAAGCAGAAGCACCAGTGCGTGAAACTTTCCTAGCTGCGTGTGCTATGAAAGATACATACGCTGTAGACACATCCACAATGGATGACGAACAAACGGTCTCATCATGTGCATCAGCATACGACAATTCAGTTAGACCAATGATAGCAAAAATTCAAGCTAATGTAGAAACTTTCTTAGCAAGCTTAGATAAACCACTTATGGCAATCGAAGATTATGCGAAAGCAATCGAAAATTACGCTATTGAAGATTATGCGCAAGAAACATTTCTAGCTAATCAAGAAACCTTTTTGGCAAACCAAGAAACTTTCTTAGCAAACCAGGAAACATTTTTAGCTCGATTCCAACCGCTAATGGCTAAATTTACAAATTCATTTATGGCTGGACTAACTGATCGTCAGAAAAAGAATTTACCTCCAGCTTTACGCAAGGCAATTGTTAAGAAGATGGAATCAGAAGGAAAAATCACCCCAGAAGAATCAAAAGCTATGGATCCTTTACTTGCTAATATGGAAACATTCTTAGCAAAAGAAAGAGCTAAAGCTCAAGAAACTTTTTTAGCAAACGACCCTCTTTTAGCAGAAGATCAAGATATGTTATCTAAAGATGATGTTAAAAAAGATGTAGTTGCACCTCAAGACGATATCAAAGTTATAGAAAAACCTAAAAGTTAATGTCAAAATACAACTACACAGCTAGTTTTGATTTTGAAATTACTGCTGGTACTAAAATTGCTGACTTTAATTTATCGGAAGCTAACCTTCAAAATCTAGAATCTTTAATACCTAAACAAGTCGATCTGAAAAGAAATTCTGACTTGTTAGGTGTTGCGTTCAATGCTGCAGTGGTTAACGAGTTTAACAAAAATGGAGATGGAATGTGCACAAAAACCGCGATTGATTGTGTGCAACAATTTGTTCATAAGCCAACTAACATCGAACATAATAAAAAGAAAATAGTTGGTCATATAGTTAATGCTGGATTTAGTGATTATTCCGATAGCACTATTCTAGTTAACGTCGATGAGGATGAAAAGGATCCATTCAATATAGCTCTAGGAGCTGTGGTTTATAAAACCGTTGATAAGGACTTCTTTGATACGATAAGCAGAAGTGCTCAAAAAGCAAGTAATTTACATAAGGCTGTTTCTGCTAGTTGGGAAGTTGGGTTTAGTGATTATCAAATTGCTGTAGGAAGTAAAAACCTAAGAGATGCTGAAATCATTACTGATAAGGCGCAAATAGCCAAGATAAAACCTATGCTAAAAGGCTTTGGTGGCAAAGGAAGATTGGACGATGGAACACCAATTTTCCGTTTAATTTGTGGTACTGTATATCCACTTGGTATTGGTTATACGATGAAACCAGCCGCTAATGTAAAAGGTGTAATTGCTGATGAAGAAGGGCTTGAAAATATCGTAAAAGAAAAAGAACAAAAAACAGAAGCAGAGAAAGTAATAGAAATAAATACAAAACAAAGCGAACAACTAGAAAAAGTTGCAGCGAAAATTTCACAAAGTTTAAAAAATACTGTAAACAATAACAAAATTATGGACTTAGAAAACCTATTAACAGAACTCAAGAGCGATCTTCAAGAGAAGAAATTTTCTCAAGAAGCTATTGCAGGCATGACATCAACATTTGCTGATGCCATTAAAACCAAAGATGAAGAGTACAAAGCTTCTCTTGAGACTGCAGAAAATGAGAAGGCGGAAATCGCATCTGCGAATGAAGAACTCAAGAATTCTGTAGAATCAATTAAAGAGGAACTAGCTACTGCTCAAGAACGCATTGCTGAGTTTGAAAAAGCGCAAGCTGCTGTAGCGGCAGAAGCTACTTTCAATGCTCGCATGGAAGAAATTGATTCTATCTACGATTTAGAAGAAAGTGATGCAACTTTCATTGCTGAAAAAATTAAAGGACTTGATTCATCAGAAGAGGCATATGCTTCTTTCAAATCAGAACTTGAAGTATTTTGGTCATCTAAAAACAAAGAAGCTAAAGCTAAGATCGAGCAAGAAATTAAAGCTCGTGTCGAAGAAGAAGTTTCTGCTAGATTGAAAAATGAGGATTACTATGCTGTAGAGGCTTCAGAAGATGTCAAAGTAGAAGATGCTTTAGACAGCGCAGAAGCAACAACAACAGAAATTCCAAACAATAACGAAGCTCAAGCTTCATCAACAACTTTAAAAGATAGATTCGCCGCTGCTTTCAGCCGTGAAAATATCACATCATAAATTTTAACACTTTAATATTATGTCACTAAGATTATTACCATTCAGACAATATGACGAAAATGACGTCATAAATCTGTTTCGTTTAGGTGACGGTTTAGCAAATGCTCAAATCGACACTGTAGGAAACGGAGACAACGGGGTGTTTGTCAAAATCGCAACAGGAGATTTCAATCTCGAAACTGTCACATACGGAGCAGATTCTTACCTTGGTAAGACAGATTATCCTTTTGTCGCTGGCGACCAATATCCTTCAAATCCATTAAGTGTCATCCCTGCTACTAAGAATGATCGCCCATTAGGCCTCACTCTTCAACAAACAGCTAAAGCGGATGAAAATGGAGAAAAACTATTATATAACGTAACTAAAAAAGAAGAAGCTCAAGCCGTTCTTCCTGGTCAAACTGTTCCTGTTGCAACAAAGGGTATCTTTACTCTTAGCACAAACGCATTTGACAATCCAAACGGTTTAGAAGGATTCTATGCAGTTGGAACAGGTATTGCTATCGGCGCAACAGACGGTAAAGTAAGTGGTTCAGCCTTAACGGGTTCATCATTAACAAGCTACTCTAGTAAAAACTTCTCTGAGCACACAGTGTTCGGTACAGTTATTGGTACTGGAAGCCGCCAAGGTGCATCAAACAGCACAGCATCTACTATCGCAGATCAATTCTCTGGAAACTATATCGTTGTAAAAATCGATTGCTAATAGAAAGGAAATATTACAAAAATGAAAATTACATTAAAAAATACTCCAGAACAAGTTGAGCTTATCAAAGCTATGGCTTCTCGCAACCGCAGTGTTGCTTACGAAGCTCAAACAGCTTTAGCTGAGTTCATCGGACCAGTGTTAGCAGAAGTCGTAAACCAAGCTCCAGCTTTGTCAAACCTTTTTACAACACTTCAGTACAATTCAGAGGACAATCCTTCAATCCCATTAGATCTCTATTTTGATATCACAGATGAGGATTACGTACAGGTATTCTCTCAGTCACGTGCTGGTGGTCTTGCTACTTCAGAAGTTCTTCCAACATCATCTGAGTTGAAAGTTGCTACATATTCACTTGATTCAGCTGTAAGCTTCGACAGACGCTACGCTGCTAAATCTCGCATGGATGTAGTTGCTAAAACAATGACTCGTGTTGCACAAGAAATTCTTTTAAAACAAAATACAATTTCAGCAAATGTTATTATGCGTGCATTAGCATCTGCAGCAAAGAGCAATGGTCTTCAATTAGAAGAGTCACATGCTGACAAACGTTTTGTTCTTGCAGACTTAAATCGTATGTTAACTCGTGCAAAAAGAGTTAACACATCATTCGTTGGTGGTACTCCAGACGCTCGTCAAGGAAAAGGTATTACAGATATTATCGTTTCCCCAGAGATCGTTGAAGAGTTAAGAGCTATTGCTTATAACCCAATTAGTACAAAAGAAGCTCCTATTAGTGCAGCTCTTAAAACTTCTAATAATGCTCCAGACTTCATCGCTCAACAAGCATACAGCGCAGCTGGTGCTCCTAGCTTCTATGGTATCAACATCATAGAGTTAAGCGAAATGGGTGGTTCTGGACTTGGTGGTTCATCACGCCGCTTTAACGACATCTTCGTTAAAGAGTATGGTGCTCTTGATGGTACTAACAATATCGCTAAACCTCAAGGTGGAAGTGCTGATGCAGAATTCGCAGCTGCTGACGACTTAGTACTTGGTATTGACCGCACTCGTGAGTCATTACTACGTCCTGTAGCAGTCGACGCTGAGAATGGCGCTGAGTTTAACCTTATCGCTGATGATCAATACAGCATCCGTCAAAACAAGATCGGTTACTTCGGTTCTCTCGAAGAAGGTCGTATTGTTGTTGACAATCGTGCTTTGATTGGTACAGCAGTTAAGGGTGCATAAACATTCTTAAAACCTTTAAATTGGGTCACTCTTCGGAGTGGCCCTTTTTTTTTAGAAAAAGTGTAAATTAATTTATAATATATTATGGAAGAAGACAAATCCCTACACGAATTAAAAGAAGAAACGATCGAAGATATGGCTACAGCTATCGAAAATGATGAAGTAGCGATACCTTTAGAAGCTAATGGCAAAGAAGAAGAAGAAGAAGAAGAAGAGGAAAATACTCCAGATTTAGGCGATTTAGAGTATGCTGATGGTAAGGTTAGAGATGAATTAGATCTAATAGAGGAAGAAGAAAAAATCTATGGAACAGATCTATTAAGTCCATTTAAAACCGCCGATATAAGAGTTCTAAAAAGAAAATTAGAAACAATGTCTATGGAGAAAATGCAAGATATAGCAGACAAAGTAGCTGCAAGACATTACTCATCATCTGAAGATCAAAAGCAAGAAATAATAGATGCATTTAGAAATTGGTCGTCGACAAACGGGTCTTTTCAAACAGATGCCACAATAAAAGCTGAAAAAGGTGCAAGATCTGATGCATTTGAAGATGCTGAAAGTGTAAACAAATTAGAGGAAAAGCTAAAATCTAAAACACTGTCAGACCTTCAAGCTACAGCAGCGAGACTAGGGTTCAATCCTGGCTTTGATAGAGAAAAGCTTATTACTGTAATTAAGCAAGAATATCGAAGACAATCATGAACATAATTGACCTAGCGAACGAAGTATATCACAACGAGTTTGATTCCACTGGAGTTTCACCCACAACTATATCTGGTTGGTTCGCTAATAACTTAGGCACGCTTAATACGTACATATACACAAGCTTCTCTGGAGCCGATGGTGCAATCTCTAATTTTGGCCTAGAAGAGGCTGATATCTATAAAGAGATGTACATGTATCACCACTACACAAAACAAGCTAGAAACACGCTTAGAGGCATCGCTACGGACACAAATGGAAACATATTAAGTGTGCGTGACGGGGACAACAGCATTACCTTCGTAAATAAGAACGAAGTAACTAAAGTTTATAAAAGTTTAGCCAATGATTCTTACGACAAAATGTTAAGAATGATACAGAGCTATAATAGTTATAATGCCTCTCCGAGACAAGTTGGTGGCGTAGAAAGCTTAGTGAGCATAAGTGGCACTTATTAATATTTAAAATACGAAACACTGATTATGTGAGTATACAAAAAAACCCGCCTTTCGGCGGGTTTTGTGTTTTGTAAATTTGATTACTAGTTTGCTCTGACGAAGTTAGATCCGAACACTCTCTTTGTATCATCTGGATGACCATGTTGGCCAGAGAAGAAAATGTTATTGTTGGTATCATCTGGACCACCGATTGTAACAGAGAATGTCAAATCGACTGTTTTGTTAGGTCCGATACTTGAACTAACTGATTCTGATTCTATTTTAGCATTCTTTAGTGTGTACTCAACTTGTTTAGCACCTGCTGTATTAGAGAATGAGAATGATAATTGATCAATGAAATCATCGTTTGCAATAATGTCGTGCAAAGCTTGTTGTTTAGCAGAATTAACAACAGCACTAACTGATAGTGTTGGAGTAATTGGGAAATCTGCCACACGAGCGAAAGCGAATGTTGAACCAAGTTTTTCAATTGGTGTTCTAGATAAAGGAACACTTAATGAAATACTTTGAACGTGACCAGCGCTTGAATCACTTGCATCAACGTTAAAGAATGATTTTCCATTGGTTAGTGTCAATGTCATGTCACCTGGTTTTAAAGCTGTTGTAAGCGCAGTTTGACCTACACCAGTAGCTTCTGAAGGCCCTTCTAGAACGATTCCAGATTTCATAACTGATAACTGATTTCCGTCAACAACGTTAACACCTACACCACTAACTGCACCAGATGCACCGATAAAGTTAGTATCTTCTGGATCAACAGCAAGCATTTTCACTTGTTCTTGTCTTTTTGTTTCTCCATCAGAACCTGTTAATAAACCTGCATCTCTAGGATGTCCACCGACACCAAAAGATAATACTTTAGGTCCAAAACTTGCTTGGTGATGATTTTTTTCTGCTGCTGCAGAGGCACCTTCGATGTCTCCACCGTGAGCTCCAAGTCCTGTCACACCAACAACTCCTGTTGTAGAATTAGCATTAAGACCTTCAAGAGAAACTGTAACAGTTGGGAAATCTCCAACTGAAGCATCTACAGTATAATCTGATAGATAACAATTTCCTAGTCCAATAACATTGTTGTCAAAATCTTGAGTAGTTCTTGCAACGTTAGCGTCAACACCTTCTGGTGTTGTTAACATATAAAGATTAATTCCACTAGTTGCCTGCTCTGATGTTGCAGAAATCTGATTTGAAATAAATCCTGTAGCGAGAGAACCAGAGGTAAACGAAAATCCTAGAGCTGACTCATTGTAACCATCTCCAAGCAAATAACTTAAATCAACTGACACAGTTGGTGTCTCTAGGATGGTTGAGTCAATTCTGGCAAGTTGACCAAACTGGTTCACGTCGGTTCTATTAACGTTAAAGGAGTAATTAGCAGATTGAACTCGTCTTAATTGCTGGTGTTCATCGATACCAGTGGAACGAACTGATTTACTCGCGTATAACGCATCTGATTGATAAATGATTCTATTAGCCATAATATTTTAATATTCTTTACAGTTAAACTTTATAAATGTGAAATTAAGCACGAGGAAATCTGTTAATCGATACATCAAAATCTATAAAACCAACTTTTACACTATCTGGTAGAGAATTTTCCGTTCTTTCAGAAAGTTTAGAGGTAATTACATCCTCTATGTAATACTCTCCATTTTTTAAGTTGGTGGATGTAGTATTGTAACTATAAAGTCCATCTTTAACGTCGCCTAATTCAGTAATTGGATGACCTGTAAAAGGTAGATGATTAAAGGTTTTGTAACGAGTATCTGAGAAGATAGATAACGCTCCATCAAGCTGATATTGATTTTCTGCCATTACCACAGCTTTGATAGAAGTAACCGTTTTATCTTCGCCACCAAAAGCAAAACCTTCGTTTCTCATAGACTCTGAATTAATAAAAATAGCAGGTAATATTTTATCGTACGGCTTTACCCCAGAAAGTGACTTTTCATATCTACTATTTAGTTCGAAAGCGCTGTTTAAAATTAAATCTTCTTCTGTATCATTTGTTAAATATATATTAAAATCTTTAACTGCAAAAGTGCCAGTGATATCCGCATCAGCTAATAAAGAACCGCCAGTTTCTAATATTCTTCCATTTTCAAAATCCATAACAAACCCAGAAGATCCACTAACCAAAAAATCTGAGAACACTGGACCAGATCCTACATTAGCAAGAGCGTTTTGCCTTTGCCAACCCGTAACAGTCCAAGGATAAGCGAAGGGAGTTTGTGACTCTCCTATACCAGTTGTTGTGGCACGCCAAGCTGCTCTATTTATAGGAGCTCCAGCTCTAATTTCCCATAAACCAGAAGTTTCTGGCTTACTAACTGTGCCTTGATTTAAGGTAATTCTGTGATTAGCGACTGTATCGCTATTAAATATACGTCTACCATTTGAGTTTAAAACACCAACGTTGATGGTGTAGGTTGAATCAAAACTATCACTAGACCCAACCAAAGCAGCACCAACACCTTGTAATTTAAAACCTGTTATAGCTGAATTATTAGCGGCTGTTTGACTACGACCAGTCCCCATAAACTCTGTTGGAATTATAGCGCCAGGTACAGAAGAATCAGTTACCCACTGTTTATAGGAACTAGCAAATGCGTTATAACTAGAAGGTAATCTATCATCTTTATGATAGTATAATTTACCTGTTTGATTCGAAAAGGCAGAACCTTTGGTTAATAAATGATTGTCAAACCAAAGCATAAAGCTAGTCATTAATTCATGTTGAAATTGTGGTCTCATAGTTGTATGTTTTCAAACTCCTTTTTGTATCTTTTGAGAAAGTCTGATATATATTTAGTATTTGCAAATTTTACCTTTCTTACACGTTTTTCTACTTGGATACCCAAACCAGATCTACTAGAATTAGAAGGTTTTTTAATGTAGTATCCTAGTCCAGATAAGCCAGTTTCTATAGATCTAGCCCAACTTCTGCCAGGCATATAAGGTAAAGGTGTCACTTCAAAAATTTCTTTTGGCGTAGGTAAAATAACGGAAAATACAATTTTTTGACCTACGGCTCTACCTAAGTCTAAATTAGTTTTTTGTAATAGTTCTATGATGGGTTGTAATGGATCGGTACCCTGTTCGAAGCCTATAAAAGAAAAAAGATTTGTAATACCATTTAATGTCCCGCTTATATTTTCGGCTTCTACTCCACCTTTAATTTCTAACGAAACTGGGTGGTTTAAAAAATCTGCAATCATTTCATTTTTCTTTTTTTGAAAGCTGGATTTTACTATTTTCCTAGTTTGTTGTAAAGCTATAGTTGGTATTTGTCTCCTTAGAGATTTTTGAATTTCTAAATTTAAAGCCATTATTCTTCCATTGGTTTGAGGTAGAAGTGATAATATTGTGGGCCAAATATACCAGTGGGATTTCCTTTACTATCTATTGTGTATTTTCTACCTTCAAATTCACATCTTGTAGCATCTTTAAGTAATTCAAAACCAGCGTTATCTACAGTAATTCTAACCTCTCCATCCATTAATTTAAAGTCTAATTGACTACCCACATTACCATCTACAAATCCTTGTTCTTTTGCATCGATATATTTAATTCTAGCTAGGATAGTTGTAGATGAAACGGTTTTAGTAACTGTTTTTTCTCCGCCCCCACTTCTCCCATATATGCCGTTAAACTCAGCACTAGCAGCTATAGAGACTGTTTGCCCTTCCTTATATACAGTTATATTTCTAGCGAATGTTTGGTGGATATCATCTATGATAGATTTGATAGTATTCTTCTGGGATTCTGATATGAGTGGAGTTGCCATATTACTTTTTACACTTTTTATGTGTAAATAAACAGAGGAATAAGGTATGATAGCTCAAGATTTTTTAAATGATCGGTCTCATCATCATATAAGGTTTTTATTTAAATCTTATTTAATGCTGTTAGAAGACTTAAAGAAAGAACACGATATGCGTTTTCAGAAGCTATACGACATACTACCCGAAGACCAGCACGATCTAATTAAGATAAGTGATTACTTTGACGAAGAATATTACAATAATTACAGAAAAAAAGTATTAGATATTGGAAATTCTGTTTTGCGAGATTATAATAGTGAACTAGAGAACTTAGTAGTAGAATTTAGATTTAAAAATAATGGACAATAATAAAAATATATATCAATTTCAAGTAAACCGCGAAATTATCGAAAAAGTTGAAACGACAAAAGAGGGCAAAGATGGTGAAGAGATTGTCACTACAAAAAACAAGAAGACTAAAAAACCAGTAACAATTGTTTTAAAAAAGCCAACCAGAAGAATGGTGGATGAAGCAGAGGAGTATTTTGCTATTGAGTTAAGTAAAAATGTAAAAAAGGGTATTGTTACAAAAGCTATGTTGGTTAAGAAATACGCTGACACAGGAGGCGCCTTAACCGAGGAAGAAAGTAAGGACATGATTCGTGCCGTACAAAAAAGCAACGAATTAACAAACAAGATACAAATGATGGTGGCTACAAAAGCCAGCAAAGAGGAAATAGAACCCTTAGAGAAAGAATTATTTGAAGTTCGTAAAAATCTTGTAGATTTGGAAAGTTCTTTACAGGGTGTGTATAATAATACTGCAGATGCTCGAGCAGAAAGATCAACAATTGTATGGTATCTTTTAAATGTAACCAAAATTCTTAATGAACTTGGTGACGAATTAGATTATTTTGAGGGTATATTATTAGAAGATAAACTTGACAATATGTATGATAAGGATGAAAGTGGAGATTTTTTTGATCAAGAAGTTTTGAATAAAGTTATGAGAATCATATCCTATTGGCATTATACTGGAGACACATCTAAAGAAAAAATAGATGAGTTTATCAAAGATGCAGGATGATTTTTTCATAGAATTAATAGCTGATATATTTAACGAATATTCGATTGTCGAAAATTCTTTAGGTACAATATATTTAAAACATTTTAATCAAATACGCACCACTAGTAATCTTAGTAAAAAAAAGATATATGTGGAAGCGGCTCGCAAGAGAGGTTTATCCTCAGAGAAAGATGCCTTAGATTATTTAATTAAAGAAGACATGTGGGATCTTGAAAAGGAGCAACTTATTCAAGACAAAACAAAATTCTTAGAAAATTTAAAAAAATCTACGTCTAAAATTTTGCTACCATCTCAAAGAGAGAAGCATAAAGAACTAATTCAGTTTGAAGAAAAAAACCTAAGAAACATTTCTCTTGAAAGAGCTGAACTAATTGGATTAACTGCTGAAAAACATGCAGAAAAAAAAGTTAATAGAGACTTTTTTGAGTCTATAGCTTATTTTGATGTCGATTTTAAAAACCCAGTTTTGCACAATCTGGAGTACGATAATCGAGAAACTGAAAGAATTATTAATGAGGTTCAAGATGATTTTTTCAATAAGTTCAGAGATGCTAACATATCTAAAGCTGCTTTGTCTAATGCATATTCTCCATACTTGTCTTTTTCAGAAAATCCATACGAAATATATGGTAAACCATTAAAAGATATGTCTAGTTTTCAACTTAAATTATCTAGTTATGGCAAAACGTTTTTGAGTATATTTAAAAACACTAGCAAAGAAATTCCAGAAAATATAGCTAAAGATCCAGAATTATTAATAGAATTTGCTGAAGCTCAAAGAAATGATAAACGTGCTGCTACTAAAAAATCTAACGAAAATGATGGAGGATCAGCTATATTTGGAGCCTCTTCAACGGATATACAGGCCATAAAAACAGAGACTGAAGATGCTATTACCTTGGATCAAGCACTAAAGCAGAGCGGAGGTAGCATGAACATGAAAGATTTGATGAAAATGCATGGCGTTTAGGTGTAATTATCCTATATAGGATATGGCTAACGCAAAAATAGGAATAGATTTTGATCCAGTAAGAACCCAAAAGGTTGAGGCAGCTTTAAGACGCATACAAGCTCAAGCTAAAGGTGTTGATTTTGGCGGAGGAGCAAGATCCCTAGATAAGTTGTCCAGACCACTTGGTAAAATTACTGGTCAAGCCAATGAATTCCAAAAATCCTTAGAAGCATCCAATGCTCGTGTTTTAGCTTTCGGAGCTTCAGTTTTAGTTATTAATAAACTTTCAGAAGCCTTTCAACAGCTTGTTAATAATACAATTAAAGTTGAAGCCGCTTTCACTAAGATAGGAATTATTTTAGACGGCACCGCTCAAGACTTGCAAAAATTTGGTGATGGTATATTTAGAGTAGCCCAAAAAACTGGTAACGCATTTGATGAAGTTGCCGAGGGAGCCTTAGAGTTGGCACGTCAAGGTTTAAGTGTTGAGGAATCTTTATCAAGAGTTGAAACAGCTCTAAAATTGGTTAGAGTAGCTGGTATTGACTCACAGAAAGCAGTGGGTGGTTTAACAGCTGCTATCAAAAACTTTGAGGGTGCTGGTCTCACTGTAGCAGAAATAGCAGATAAGATTGCAGAAGTTGATACAAAATTCGCTACGTCAACAGATGATTTAATAGATGGTCTTAAAAGAGCCTCTGCATCTGCCCAGGTAGCTGGAGTTAGTTTTGATGAATTGCTTAGTGCAATTACGGTTGTAGAAGAAAGAACTCAACGTGGCGGTGCTGTTATAGGTAATGCTTTCAAAACAATCTTTGCCAGGATAAGACGTACTGATGTTTTAGACGCTTTAAAAAGTGTCGGAATAGAAGTGTTAAACACAGAAGGTAATATCAGAGGAGCTATACCACTTATTCAAGATTTAGGTGTTGTTTTAGAAGAGGTTGGTATGCGAAGCGAAGCAGCTGGTAAACTGATTGAAAAGGTTGCTGGTGTTAGGCAGGGAGATATTTTAATTAATTTAATTAGAGATTTGCAATCTGGACAAAGTCAATTTGCAAAATCTTTACAAGTATCGGCAGGCGCCTTTGGCTCTTTAGATAAAAAGAATGCTGAATATAATAAAACACTTGACGCCACAATTAATAAATTAACCGTTGCTGGACAAAAACTAGCATTTACTGTTGGAGAAACTGGATTTGCTGATGCCGCTAAAAATTTAATAAATACTTTTGAGGGTGCAGTCACTAGAATTACCGATGTTTTAGATGGAGATACAATAGGTGGCAAGTTTGCTAGAGGATTGATCAAGGGTATTGGAAACGTTTTAACTGGCCCTGGTTTGGCTTTGGTGGGTGCGATATTTATAAAGCTATTTAAAGACTTAGCTGTTTTTGGTTTAGATTCGTTAAAAACGTTGCTAGGGGTAAATAGGGCAGCCAAAGAACAAGCTCTTCTACAACAATCTGTTTTACAAACATTAGTATCTAATCAAGCTATACAAGCACAGATTTTAAAACTAGAGGGCGACAAGGTTGCTCAAGAACAATTACTTTTACAAATATATAATCAACAAGCTGCCGCTTTACAAAGGGTTCAAAATATTGCAAAGAATGTAAGCCCTGGTTTATACGGAGCTGGACTTCGTGGTGGAGCTGGTGGTGTAGAAAGAGCAAGTGGCAAAGCTTCTGGAGGATACGTTGCTGGAGAAGCTAGAGATGTTTCTAGGGGTGTAGGCGGAGCTTCACCAAGTTCTAAAGTTGTATCAATTCCAAATTTTGCATTTGGTGGTGGACAACGAGGAACTATGATAGCAAATTCTAGTGAGTATTATGTTCCAAACTATGCTGGTGGAGGCGATGCTATATTTAACCAAAATATGGTAAAGTCAATGGGTTTACCATCTGGCGCTAAAAAACTTAGGGGCGCTAATGGATTCATTCCTAATTTTGCTCTGAAAGGCAGTTCAGATTATTTTTATAACCTTAGAAGAAAAGAAGCAAACGGTCAAAAATTATCAGCAGAAGAGCAAAAAGATTTAAAAGCTTATTACTCTAAAAAGGGATCCACACTAGTTATGGATGCGTCTAATCAACTTGGTGTTGCATCTATATTTCCAGGTGGAGCCAAGGCTAACACAAGCACTACAAAATTATCTGGACCAGAAAAAGCTATTCTTAAAGGAGCTTATCCAGACAGCAATATAAAAAGAGTTGCTTTAAATAATATACAAGTTAGATCTTTAGAAAATGTAGAAAAAAGTTTAAAGTCAGAAAGAGCTGATAGAAATTTAATTTCTAAATTATTTTCTGGCCCAACATATGATTACGGATCTCAGTTAATGGATTTCTTTAATAACGATGAAAGATCCAAGACATTAAACGCAATGAAGAAAAGAACGAAAGGTCCAAGTTTATTTTCTTCTGCAGTTATGGGTGGTATTTTTGAAAGCGCTGTTAGATTGGTGACTAGAGGAGCGGCAGGGATTACAGACTTTGATAGCAACTTGGGTGATCAAACACCTTTTGACTTTGAAGAAGGTCGTGCAGCGACATCAAGATTTAACAAAAGATTTGGATTTACCCCAAATGTATTTAAGGCTGATGCTAAAAGAACGTCTACGCCAGAAGCAATTAGAAGTATAATTGGTAAAAGCATTAGAGATAAAAATGTTTTCGGAAGGTTAAACAAAACTATGTCGGCAGCTTTTGGTTACATACCAAATTTTGCAGATCCATTGTCAGACGCGATAGAAAGAGAAAAAGCTGCTGGTGTTCCAATTAATCAAATTAGAATTAATCAAAGCAGTAAAGTTAGAAACGGGCAAAACCCATTAGGTTTAGCTGTAACAAATACAAGGGATGAACCTACTGGTGCTATACCAAACTTCGCTGCCAAACCTGGAGGTACAGGAGGCGAAATGGGAATGGATAAAGCTTTTGGTTTAATTTTGATTTCTCAAGTAGCTGGCGGTTTTGCTCAATCTTTAACACAAGGTAATGCTCAACTTGAAAAATTTACAACTGGGTTAATGAATGGTATTACAACCTTTGCAACACTAACTTTATTAAATGAGCCAATTAAAAAAGGTATAGAAAATTTAAAAGGTTTTGCAGAGGGTTTGCAATCACAAACCGTTACTGGTAAGTATGGTGGCACAAGAACATTTAGGGGTAAAGCTCCAGGTGTAGGAGGAGCTCTAAGTAAAGTAGCCGCAGGAGCAAGTAGATTACTTGGGCCAGCTGCTATAGCAGCTTCTGTAGCTCCTTTGATTTTAGAATTAACAAAAGTTAAAGACAAGTTTGGTGAATTAAATTCGGCTTTAAGTAATTTAAAAATAAACGACTTTGCAAATGGAACAGATGCTTCTTTAAAAGCTGTAATATCTGGGACAAGAGCCCAAATAGACTATAACCGTTCTTTAGATCAAGCTGCAAATAGATCGGGCGTAGATAGAAGAGGAGCTTTTGGCGGCAAAAAAAATGAGGATAAAGTATTGCAGCAAATAGCTAAATCAGCATTACAGTCGGGATCAAATAGACAATCAGCAGCAGGTACAGGAATAATAAATAGATTAGGTAAGGACGATTTAACTAATCTAGGAAAAATTGCAACAATAACAAATCAAGAAGGCGCAAATATAGGTGAAGACATTTTAAGGCAAGCAAGAAGCAAAGCTACAACTGTAAGTGGCAATGCAAGGAATCAAAGGACCACGTTTGACGAAAACAGATTTAACGAAGAAATAGAAAAATTAGTACAAGCTGAACTTGATAAAAGACAACAAGCGGACGCTAAACAAACTTTAACTAAAGTAGGAGATAGAACAACATTTGATACTAGACAAGCTGGGTTACAAATTGACTCAACAGCTTCTGCTTTAGGTCAACAAAGGCAAAGAACATTTCAAACAGAAATAGCTAAACTTGATAAAGAACTTCTTGGAGACGGAGGAAGAGGTGTTACTCGAGAAAGACAAAATCAAATTGAAATTCAAAAGCAAGAACTTGCACTGAGTAAAGAAATAGAACAACAAAGACTTGGTATTGAGCAATCGTTTGCTAAAGAAGTTATTAATACCCAAAAACTCAATGATATACAAAAAGATAGTTTAGATTCTATATTAAAACAAGTAGATGGAAAAGGTACAATAGCAGAATTAGAGCAAAAAATATTGACAGCTTTATATGGAGAAGGTGAGGCAACAAGTGTTCAAAAAGCCGCTGTTAAAAAGATAGCGGAAAATTATCAAAACCAAGAAACCACTATTACTGACATTCAAACAACAAGAGCGAGTCAAATTGAAAATGAAAAAGAGCTGCTTGAACTTAATGAAGACAATTTAAAAATCGAAGAAGAAAGATTAAAAACTTTCCAACAAGAAATTACAGAATTAGAAAAAAAAATAGCTAAAGAACAACAATCCAACGCTTTAGCGAAAGAAAGAAATCAAAATGTCTTAAGAGAAAGTCGAGGCAAACTTTCACCTCAAGCAAAAAGACAACTTGTTTATGAAGAACAAATAAATGGCTTTAACGAAGAAAAAGTCAGAGCGGAAGTTCGTCTAACAAAAGCCCAAGCAGACAAACAGTTTTACTTAGATAATGAAGTTAATCAAAATGCCGCAAAATTACAAAGTTATAGTGCTTCAATAGATGCAGCTCAACAAGAGTTGGAAGCAGTTATAGCATTGAATGAAGAAAGAAAAAAGGGTTCAGAATTTGACAAAGACAGAACAGCATATGATCAATATATAGAAAGTGTTAATCAAAGACTTGCTGGAATGTCAGAACAAATGCCAGTTACATTAAGTCAAAATTTAGAAAATGGACTTATGAAAGCTATGGATACAGTAGCAAGAGAAGGTGTTGATGGTATTGGAAAAGCATTAGGAGATATTGCACTAGATTTTGGTAGAGAGATACAAAGACAACTAATGCAAAAAGCCGCAGATACACTTGTATCTAGTATTGGTAGTACTGGCGTTCTTAAAAATATTAGCGAATCCCTGGGATTTGCTTCTGGTGGTATGGTTAGTGGAGGTGGTGGCATTAAAGACGACGTTCCCGCAATGCTCACTAGTGGAGAATATGTTGTTAGAAAATCAGCTGTACAAAAATATGGAACCGCGTTTTTAGATTCTCTAAATAGCGGAAGCATGGGAGGATACAATAAAGGAGGGCCAGTTGAACAAGGAATGCCCGAATATAATGGCGGAAAATTCTGGGATAATCCAGGGGGTAATGTGTTAGGTGGATCTTTATCTAACGAAAGACTTAAAAAAGCATTAGCAAAAGAATATTTTACACCAGGAACAGAAAGGGGTGACACAACATTTGGAAGAATTGAAAGTAAGGAAGCTTTGTTAGCGTTTTCTATGCAAAATGTGACCAGTGGTTCAACAGACATTATAAGTTCTGGTTCGGTTAATTTAGAAACACAAAGTAAAAGATTATCTACATTAGCTAGAATGCGAGACACTCCAGAAAGAAGACAACTCAAAGAGGCTCAAAAGCAAGCGTTTGAAATTTTCTTAGCTCAAGTTGCAGATGAAAGAGCTGTAATAGAAGAAAACAAACAAGCTAAAAAACAAAGAGACGATATGTTTAAGGCACAAATCCAAGGTGCATTTGTTAATTCGCTTATTAGTGCTGGAGCAGCTGGTTTGGGTAATACGATGAAGGGCGGAGATTTCTTTGGTAAAAAGGTTGACCCAACACTAGGTGCTAAAGGCCTTAAGACGGACACTGGATTCAATATGGGTAACCTTGGTGATAGATTTATTGATAATAGTGGTGATGTTGTAACACTAACTCAAACAGGTAAAGATATGGTAGGCACCATTAATTACATGAATGAATTAGGAATGGATACTGCGGCTTTCACAGACACTTTGTCTAGAAGATACGCTGGAAAAGCAACTGGCGGACCGATTGGAACAAAAATGAACGCTATGTTAACTGCTGGTGAATATGTCGTGGGTAGAGATTCTGCTAAAGCTATTGGCACAGATACTTTAGATGATATTAATGCCATGAATTTCCAAAACGGTGGAAGTGTTGGATCTCCAGTTATGAAAAAAACAGGTGGTAGTGGTGGTAATGTAGGATCTATTAATATTACTGTTAATGTTGATAAGAGCGGATCTACTACACAAACTCAAAGCACTAGCGGAGGTAGCGCAGCAGATGAAGAAGCTGGAGGAAAAGGATTAGCAGAAAGAATAAGATCAACTGTTGTTAATGTTATTAACGAAGAAAAAAGAGTATCTGGTTCACTGTTTACAAGAAGTAAGTAATGAGCACAATCAGCACAGATTTTGTATATAATAGAGATGTTATTACAGAGCCGCAACTGTTTAAGTATGTATGTATGATATCGGTTGCTTCAACTGCAACAGAGCCTGTAAAGGTTTCAATTTGTTACCCTAACACTACTATATATGAAGAAGATTTAGATGGGTCAAATAGAGTTAAAATATTAGAAGCTCACGAACCTGGATTAAGAATAGGCGCATTTTCTGTCACAGCTGGTAAAGTTTACTATGGTACTAGAAATGTATCTATGTTTGTTAATGATAGGCATCATGTAATGGTTCCCTTTAGTTTTGCGGGTTTAAATTTTAGTATTTTTAATGAAAGATCAGCGCCTAGACAGTTTTATATTTTTCCACTTTATGATAACACTTTATTAAAAATTGGCGATAAAACATCTGCTTTATCTCCTACGGAAACAGTAACACTAACATCACAAACTGTTAATACGGCATTCACTCAAGATGAAAATGATCAGTTAACAAATTTTTCAGCTAGTAGACCTGTTTTAATTTCAAGTGCCGCTATTAACGATGATGATACCATGTTACATCCACCTTGTTCTAATGTTATATTTGCAAGAAATTTTGGTGGGTCTAGACGTTTGCATAAATTTGACAGTACTGAGGTAGACTCAAGTTCAACTACAATGGGTACTTCTTACAGCAATGGAAATAAAAGAGTTTTTTATAATCCCTTTAAACCTGGATCGTTTTTTAACCCAGAAAACGACCAAGGGGACAAAAATTTAATGATTACTGAAGTGGGCGATGGAGATGGTAGTGAAGGAGTTCAAGCTTGCCCTTACGAACTTTTAAGAACTACTTTTACATTACCAGAAAGTATAAAAGGTTATCATATTGTTTCGCCAAGGGGAACACAAGTCGATGTTTATTACAGGTCGGGCAATAAATGGGTTTTGTTTGCTAAGGAACAAATTGTTGCAGGGCAAAATGCGGCAATTGAATCAATTAGAATTGATTCTACTAACGACGGAAATACTAATAGTTATGTCAATGCATTGGGTCCAGGTTATCTTATGAGACATAGTGCTGGAACAAATATACAATCAACTTCTAGTACAAGTACACTTGTTAGTAGCTCAACGAGACAGTGGAGATTTGAAGCCAAGGATCCAGTAGCTATATGGGTAGAAGAAGCAGATGGTAATGAATATCTACTTCCTGGTTGGGGCACGAAACAAATCGCGCCAAGTATTGGAACAAAAATGGCATTCAAATCAGAGAATTCTGTTTGGTATGGACAGGGTAAAAGTTTGAATATTATGCCCGTAGGTTTAAACAACATTGCCATGAAGTGCGACTTAAATTTTCAATTACCTAAATTACAAGCTAGTGGTTTAATAGAGAAATTAGAAAATTGCACACATGGGGTTAAAACTGGAGACGCCGCTTTTAAAGGTTTAAATAATTTTGATTTTGGCACAGATGGAGAAAGTCCTCAAATTGTAAATTTAGATGAAAATATATATAATAATGTAAATGGATCTTTAGTAAGAAACTTTAATATAGATAATATGGGTGGCGATAACTACAGTATTAATGTTGAATTAGTCAATAATAAAGTATCATCTATTATGAATACTGGTATGGGATTTGTTTCAAATCAACTGGTTGCTCCAACAACTACTCCTAAAAATAAATTTGATGTATTTTTTGAAGACACTAATGCAAACTCTAATAAATTTGATAATTTTTATTATATGAGCCAGGATGATGATAACGCATTTGCTACTTTTGAAAGGGCAACACATTCTAATGGTGGTTCTTTTGTAAGCTTTCATTCAACTCCAACAACTTTAAAATGTTTTACATCGGCGAGTCCTGGAGGTGATGGAACTATTAGAGCTGTTTCTTCCTTACCAGATAAAATTGAAGTAGAAACAGCAAACAATGTAAAAGTAAAATTAAGATGTTTTGTTGATAATATTACGACATCTAACGGAATAGAGTTTAAACCAACTAATTCAATTGGTAATAATGGTTATGGGGCTTATAATGGCACTAACCATAAAAAGAATGGTGAAGATTTCGGAGGGGTTCTACAATTTGTTCAAGCCGACAAGGGAAAATTTGTAGAAATGGAATTTGAAGGAGATAATTCGCAAAATAATCTCCATCTTGGTTCGGTGATAATTCTCTTAGGTGCAAGTGAGCTGATTGAACTATCCCAAATTTCAATAAGTTACGAATTAAATACTTTTGTTGGTGATTTATCTGGAGAGGGTTCAAATTTAAAAGGTCCAATAACTTATGAGGGTTATGGATTAAGTCCTAGTAATTTTAATTTACATGCTACAAGAACATTTTTCTTTAGACCAGATCAATCTACCGATTTATCTTTTGATCATTCGGCTAGACTAAATAAGATGAGAGGTACTTTTGCTCAGTTTATCAACACTTCTAATAACCAAAATTCGTTAGGAGAAATAGACTTACGTTTCAGCAACAGAACTGATAAGGAGGCGTACGCTATTTTACATTTTTTAGAAACACATTTGGGATATAAAACATTTGTGTATAAATATGATGATAACATAATTAATCAAAATAGAATTTTTTATTGCGACTTTTGGGAGCATGTAATTAATTTTAAAGATTCAAACACTATTTCTGCAAAATTTACAGAGGTAGCAAACCCAGTAACCCCTAATTTTTAAATGAGCGATAATTCACAACGACCAGTCATAGGATATGAAAATATAGCATTATTCCAAGGGAATAGTGATGCAAATCTTACTGGATCTAATAGTGGAGACGCACTAAAGTTTATTCCTCAAGTTCAAAATTTATCGTTTAGTTTTAGCAACAATCAAGTAAATATAAATGGTTTGGGATCAAAGAAAACTTTAATTAACCAAAATACTTTAGCCCCAGATATTAGATTGAATATTTCTAAGGTAGAAGATTTTGAAAATGATTTATTCTCTACTTTAATACCTTATGGAGATTTTAAAGATGGCGATTTAAATAAGGACAGAAATTTTTATGCAATTATTGGAGATATTAAAGGGTCTGATGTTTCATCTAAAACTTTGTCTGGCAAAAATGTAATTAGTTTTGGTAATTGTTTCCTAGAGAATGTAACATTAACACAGGATGCTAATGCTATGTTGATGTCCAACTATTCTTTTGTGGCAAGCAATATACAAGCTCAAACATTTTCTCCTAGAGTAATTTATCATAATAGTTTTGAACAATTGCAAACTGGGGATTATAGCCCATATTATGGTGGTGGAACTGTTGAAGCAAAAGATTTAGAAGATAGTATTGGATTATTAAGAATAACAAATCACGGAATACAAGGCGCTATTGGAACAGGAGAAGGTATTGTACTTTCTGATCAAGACACAAAAGCTAGAGGGTATGAAACTGTCACTGGATTTAGGAGTTTGGCTATATATGATGGGGCTATAATTAACGGTATTGCTTTTCATAATAAAACTGGAGACGGTCTTTCTTTACCTACTGATGAATATTATCATAGTGGCAATCTATCAACTGGGATATTTAATACAAATTCTATATATGAAGTTACTGGTAACTTTAGAACTAATAATGATGCAGCGTATTTAGATATATTTTTCCAAACTGGTGATGGAATATCTTCCAATAATTTACACGCCACTGTAAGAAAGACTATTAAACCTAATTTAACAACTAGAACAGACGATCACGCTGGAACTTATATTTCAACACCATTCAGTGTTACTGGAAGTTTTAATCCAGATCATTATGGAGCCGTCAAGGGTTCTGGCGCTCCAAGTGGTTGTATAATGATAAGTTCTAGGAAACTAAATGGTTACGGTGGATTAACAGGAATTAAAGTAGAACCAAGAGATTCAACTTATAAATATGTATCTGTACCAGGTGGCATTACATTTGAAAACGCATTTAATCAAGCTGTCCAAAACCATAACGGAAGATTAGCTGTCATAGATACATTAGAAAAATTTCACAAATTTACTGGCACGTTTGCAAACGATGCAAAGGATCAGTCTATATTGGCAAATGGTTGGGTGGCATTAACTGACAGTGAGTCTTATGGGGCATCAGAAAGTAACGCAGAATCAACATTGGCGTTAAAAAGAGCTAAATTTAAATGGTCAAACGGTGTTGAAAATATATTCACGGATGATATTTATTGGAATGATTTAGAGCCTAATAATGCTGGCGGTTTAGAAGATTTTATTCATTTTAGAGGTACTACTTTAACACCATCGACCACTGAAGGTGTGCCAGCAACCGCTTCATCTGGACCGTGGAATGATTTAAATGCAACTAGCACAACACCTACGGGTTTTTATATAGAGCAAATTAATTCAGCTGTATTTATATCTGATTTGACTATTAGAAAATTGGATGAATTCCAACTAGACGCACCGTCTATAGATTTAACTGGGCCACAAATACAAAACACTACAGGTTATTTTAACGAGTTAAACACTTACTACAAAAGTCCTGCAAAAAACTTTTCTAAGGGTAAAAATACAAAAATAGTAATAAAGAAAAAAAATGAAGGAACAATAGTATTTAAAGATAATTTCGCTAGTGGTATAGTTGATAATGATTATGCTGTAGCGCCAAGTGGTGTTGAGGGTTTTTCTTTTTCACGGTTATTCCATAATGGTTTAAATTCAGAAGCTGGAGATGAAGTAACCACAGGTATCAACAGAGCAGATTTCTTTAATCAGACTCAAGGTAATCCAGCAATACAATCTTCACCACCATCTTTGGAAATAAAAATTAATGTTGGAGACACAGGTTTTGCTTATGGAAACCCAAGTAGTGTTTACAGTGGCGCTAAAGCAGCTGCTGTAAGAATTGGTCAAGATATAATAGGTGGAGGAAATAATGGAACTGGTTTTAAGGCTAGTGGAAATTACATTTTACAAGGTGAATTTAGGGTTTCTATGCCTGGTGGATATACTGGAGCTGTTGCGAGAGTTGATATTTCTGATTACGAATCACATAACACACCACAAGTGACTCCTGGTGGTTTAATGGGAGATGGATTTGCAACACAATCACAAACATTTGTTCCGTTTGATATGAGAATAACTGGTTTTAACCAGAGAGACGCAAGAACTAGTGGTAATTTTAAGTGGTTTGATCTTACTGTTTTCAGTCAAAAGGGTGGTTTCCCTAATGCTCAAACATTAAATCCTCCTTCGCCAGATGGATCAACATCTTTTACAAATTTTTTAAATTCTGGATCTTGTGCCGCTCAATTTAGAAACATAACAGTAAGAGAAGTTCAAAACTTTGAAGAAGAAAACTTTTTGTTTGAGACTGATACTGTACAAAATTTTGATATAACTTTACCTGTTGAAAGAAAATCTGTATATCAAATTGGCAACAAATATCCAAGCAAAAGAAAAAGGCTTTATCCAAATAATTGTGAAATTAGTCTTGCGGCTTTAGTGTCAAACATTAACAAAGAAAATGAAACTGAATACGAAAGATATTTAACAGTAGACTCTGCTAAGAAAACCACAACAGCTAATTTAAAAAGTTTTATAGAAGAAAATGCAAAATACGAAATACTAATATCTGGTGTTGGCGACAATGATAAAAAATATTCTTTACATATAGATGATGCATATCTTACTGCACAAGATATATCAAGCTCTATGGATAATTTTTCTTTAGCTAATTTGTCTTTTGGTTTTGACATGCAAGATTTTAAAAACAAAAACTACTTAAACAATTTTGATGCTGCTAGAATATATGTAGATAGAAAGAATGAAAGATGCGTGCCTAATACTGGAGGTTTAGAGGTATTTGATATATCGGACAAACCTTTAAACACACCTTATCCAGAGACAAGTACAAATTTAAACTTCGCTCATCCAGAGGTCAGCCCAGGTGTGGCTAACTTAAGTTCGAGAAATGTTAGCGGTAAAGTGGGATTAAGTGAAGACGGTTTTGTTTTTGACCCATTGTATACTGCTGGCAAAGTTTATACTGATAAGACTTTAGATGGTAATCGTTACTATTTAAGTAATTTCTTTTCTACTGTAGGAGAAAGGAGTAATTTTGATTTTGTAAATGCTCCAATGTTACAATTCGCAAATGAAAGTAGTTTCCTTGATGATGGTGCTGCGGAATTAAATTCAGCCTTAACTTATTTATTGTGGATAAAACCTTATACATTGCCTTATTTTCAAAGTAATACTTTTAAGAGTAAAAGTGCTAGTAGGTTATCTACTTTAATGAGTCAAGCTTTAAACAATGAATCTAGGCCTAGATTTACCGTTGATAGTTTTGGCGCTCTTGGTTTTCAATCTTGGAGTATGCATGGTCAAGTTTTTACTGGCGACACTTTTACAAATGCCAATGGTCGTCAAATACAAAGATTAGATATACCTAGAATTTTTGATACTGGTTCAAAAGTAGCCACAACTAGAATGCAGCTTTCTGGTAGTTCAATAATAGCTAAAAGAGATGGAGTTGCGTATACTGATCAAAATGCTGGCACTAATACAAATTTCTCTGGAACAAGAGGTGCATCTGTTAATACATTTAAATTTAGTTCAGAACAAGTAGTTCAAACTGGGGTCTGGCAACAAGTTGTTATGACCTTAGAAAACAGAACTGGTAGTTTAGGTATAGATCATAGTGATTTTGGAACAACATTACAGTTTTATCGCAACGACACTAAACTAAACACAATTGACATATTATCAACAAGATCAGAATATAATGGTGGTAGTACTAATTTTGCTACAAATGGTTTGATAGATTTAAGTGATCAAGCTAATTTTGGGGCAAATGCTTTACCTTCTAGTGGTATTGGTGTTATTCAAAATCTTGGTAGAGCAAGTGAAGGTTTTAGAATTGGTGGCACTTTTGCTGGTGATGAAGAACCTTACGATTTGTTTAAAGGTGAAATAGCGGTAGCAGCCGTATATAACAAGGCATTAACTCATGAAGAAGTTAAAGATAATTACAATAGAATTAGACAAAGGTTTGATCACAAGGAAAGGTCAAATGCTAAAAGTATACAGGTTAGAAGGCAGGGTACTTTATTCCAACCAGGAGCCAATAATTGCGAACTAAATGGAAGCGAATTGAAAGAAGATTATGTAACTTTTTTTGCTACTGAGTCTGATAGAGAATTTATGTTAGTTTATCTTGAAGAATCTGATTATTTAAATATTGAAGGTACATCTTTTGAAATAGAAAACGTAACTACAAATATTAATGGCACATATGTTTTTCACGGTCCTAACGATGCTTTTCCAGGTAATTTTGTTCATCAAGACCGTCCATCGTATAGATTTTTTAGAGATAAGAAAAAATGGAAATTCTATAATAGTGGCGTTACTATTGAAGAAACAGCACGAATAAGAGGTAACAAGGTTTATGATGCTGACTATGACTTGGGTTCAGATGGCACTATAAGCAACAGGTATTCTATTGCAGAATTTACTTCACCTCCTAATTTTGTAAATGTCGTTGAAGTTGAACCGTTAATTACAATAGATGAAGGTGAAGCTAAGATAGGCAAGGTGTATTATGAAAAAGATGATGATAGTTTTAGATTTATAGTTTACGATATAAAATCAAATGTAAAAATAACTATCAATACAATAGACGCACAAAATAATTAATCTTCTATCTTTAAGCCAGCTTTGTCAGCTTTTGCTTTAGTCTTTTCCCAGTTTTCTTTCATTTGCTGTGGGTGTAATTTACCGTTTGTCATTTTACTATAATCGGCATATTGTTTTTGTTTTACTGGGTCTACACCATTTTTTTGAGCTCTTTTTTCTGAAGCTTCTGCAGACTTATCAAAAAGTTCTCCGTATGTGTAATTTTTATTTTGAGCGGAGGTTACGAATGATTTATCGCTATACTCGTCTACATTAGTGTCAAAAGATAGGTTAGGATTAACATAAACACGTCTCCAGAGGCCTTTCTCGCGACCGTTGGTACCGTGATACTCGTGCTTCTCCATCATCCCTTGAAAGACCTCTACGACCTCTCCTGTTTCTTCGTTTTCGTATAAATATAATGGCATAAATTTAAATATTTTTTTTAAAAAAAATCCCCCCTATGTTTTTTACACATAAGAGGGATATTTTAGATTATGCTAAGACACCTTAACTTGAATAGATTCTGCAACTTCGCGTTTAGGCAAAGTAATTTGCAGAATACCATCTTCTAATTTAGATGAAATTGAATTTATATCTACCAAACCACCAAGGTTAATTTTTCTTAGTAGTTTTTTGTCCTTATCTTCTGTAAGGAAAACTTTTAAAAAATCGTTTGTAGCAGAGATAGAAACTTTATTTTTCTTAACTCCAGGCATTACGATTTTAGCTTGGTAAACATCACCTAATGATTTAACCCCATCGATAGATGCGTTGTCGATACCATATAGGTCGTTGAATATAATGTCTAATAATGAATTGTTCATGCATTTATTTTTGCATTTACCGTGCCAAAAACACTAAAGGCTCTCTAGCTCAGTAAGTAAGCGGTCTGCAGTCTTTTCATAAGAAAATTGCTCTCTTAATTTTTCTCCTTCTGGGTTATTTTGTCCCTTTTTAGAGACAGCTTGATCCATTGCTTGTGACACAGTGTCACTATCCCAAGTGTGTATATTACCTTGGTTAAATGGCTGATCCTCTATGAAGAATTTACCATCATAAGCTGGTTCGGTCCCATTAGGTTCGATAAGGATACAATTATCTTTATTGGCCCAATCTTTATGTGAAGTGTGATTAACAACTAAACTCCATTTGCCTAAAGCAGTAGCATTAAAGGCAGGTAAGTTCCAACCCTCAGCCCCACTTAAACCTGTTAGGTCAACATCAATAGAATTTAAAAATTCATTTACCTCTGAGTTTTTGTTTAAGAATGGTAAAAAATTTATATTAGTATACCTCTTGCCATCCAAACAATTTAGAAGAATGTTTTGCATTTCTTCTGGCTTAAAGAACGGATTGTTAACGCAAACACTTAATTGATAATCGTTATTATTGCCATATTTTTGTAGCCATAATCTAATTATTTTTTCAGTATTTTTGCGTTTTTCAAATTTACCCATCAAACCAAAATGCACAACATTTTTGCTAAGATACTCTTTATCTGTTTTAACAAAGTCTTCATCGAAACCCATTGATACAGAACCACAATCAACATTGTGATTTTTGAAAAGGTCCTCTGAAAACTTACTAGAAAATAAAGTTTTAGTTTGAAATTTAGCAATATTAATTTCAGATGCTGTGGCTTGATCTAATTCATGAAACGTAAGAAGCAATTGTTTGGGCGATATTCTTGTCTGACTCCCATTCAAATGCCACATTTTAAATGTTGGTTTATCCTTAGATAATTTAGCATTTGCTTCCATTGCTGATTGATGTAACCAGTCGTGAAATTTAGGGTCTACTTTATCGTAAACATTTAAATCTATTCCGCCTCCAATTGGATAAAGGGCAACGTCAACACCCTTCCGCCAAAATTGACGGAGGATGTTGTATGTAACATTCCCAAACGAAAGTGAGTTTAATGGTGCTTCTACTATAATTTCCATTAGAAAGGAATTTCGTCGTCTGAACTAGATGCTGCAGCAGCTTCTGTTTCCTTTTTAGAACTTAGGAACTGCACATTATCACCCTTAATATATAATTTAGAGTTTTTCTTGCCATCTTTTTCCCACACATCTTGGAATAAGCGACCTTCTACTAGAACTTTACTACCCTTAGATAGGTATTTTGCAGTGTTTTCTGCAGTTTTATTCCACGTTTCTACATCAATGTAATGAGCTTTATCTTTCTTCACTACATCATTAACAGCTACTACTAGCCGTGTCACTTGGTTGTCTCCAACCTTCTTATTTTCTGGATCTCTTGCGAGATTGCCCATGATTATTGATTTATTGAACATATTTTTTTATCTCCTTTAAATAGTTATTATGTATATTAATACATCCTTGTATCGATAAGTCAAGCTCTTTTGCAATTTTTTTCCAAGGAACTAGTTTTTTATCGTCTGAATATCTAAGCTGAAAGATTTTTTTAACTCTTTCATCTTTAGATTTATTAACAGCTTTAAATATTTTTTTGATGCTTTCGTTCTCTTCGAGAACTTTTATGCCTGGATCGCAAGCGATCTCATTTAATTGTTTGACTTTAATATTTTCAAACGATTGGTGTGGGAATTTTAAATTTTTATTATATATATTTAAGCATTTCCATTTAGTTATATTACCTAGATATGTGCTGAATTTAGTGTTTTTTGTTTCATCATAATTGATTATAGCATCATAGATACGGTAATTTTTTTCATCAAGTATATCTTCTTTTCTGATACCTTCGAATGTATTAGGTATATACCTATTTACCATTTCAACATAGATGCCAGAATGCTTTTCAATCAAGAGTTTTAAAGAGCTTTCGTCTTTATTTTCTTTTACGTTTTTAATTAATTCAAATTCTGTTTCCATTTTTCTTTAATATAATGAGGGGTCATTTGCCATAAAATTTCGGCGTGATCATCACACTCTGACATATTATCAGCCAATGGTGGCCAAGAGTGACACTGGTCTGAAATTGCTGCAACTTTTGGGTCATTCTCTTTTTCGGTTTCGTTTGGTGCTTCATTACCCGTTTTTTCTATATGGATAACCCATCCATCTTTTTCAGAGATGTGTTTAGCTTCAAAATCAAATCTTACGTCTGCGACAATATAAAGTTTTTTATCTTTTCTGCTTGCAAGTTTTTCTTCTAGTTTATCTAACCAAACTCGCTCGCCCCATTTTTCTTTCATAGCTTCACCGTAAGCTACAAGGATTGGTCTAATCAAATTTTTATCATCAGTATTATCGGTTCTTACTGGGAAATGAAAATTACAAGCTATAAGTTTATCTAAGTCAGACTTAATTTGATCTGCTAAAGATACGATTTCAACTTCACATTCAAACTCTCGTTCTATGATTTTTTTTAAACACAATGCTAATGTGTCTTTTCCAGATCTTGCTATACCACTAATCCCTATCATTATTTAACAACTCCCTTAACGCTTGTGATTCTTTATACATACCTATGTCAGATAACATTTCATCCATTCTAAACAGTTCATCAGAAATTTCAACTTCTTCGTTGATTTTTTTTACTCTAATGACAGCTGCGACGTTAGCACCTAAACCTAATTCATCTATTATGTAGGTTAAAGCCTTATTTGCGGCTTCGTTCTTATTTTCAGCTATGACTACTGTAGTCCAATCAGAACTACTACATAGATAAAAATCTTCTTTTTCTCCATCTAATTTTATTAAGAACATGAAAAGAAGATATAATAAAAATTTCTAAAAGTCAATATTACTTTTATATATTTATTAAAATACTTTAAAGTATTTAAGATATTTTATATGTATATATATTAACTCGCTCGCCCTTGCTCGCTCGTTAAACAACTTTATGTTACACTGAAACTTACAAAATTCAAGTAAAAAATTTTATTTTTATTTTTTCAGCAAAAAGTATTGACTAATCAGAATGACAGTGTAAATTCTTATTACATATGCTATTCGAGGAACAAGTATCAAGGAAACCAAATCTCTATCCGTGGACAGAGGAATTTGTAAACGCCATGCATAATGGCTTCTGGACCGACAAGGAGTTTAACTTCCAGTCTGATGTGCAGGATTTTAAAGTAAATCTCAACGATCAAGAGCGAGAAATTGTTAAAAGGACGCTGTCAGCTATTGGTCAAGTAGAGGTTTCTGTTAAGAAATTTTGGGCTAACTTAGGTAATCACCTACCGCATCCAGGAATTACTGATTTAGGTTATGTGATGGCCAACATAGAAGTTATTCATAACAACGCATATGAGCGACTTTTGAGCGTTCTAGAGCTAGAAGACGTATTTGAAGAGAACCTAAAACTACCAATTATTAAGGGTAGGATAGACTATCTAAAAAAATATCTAGAAAAATGCTACAAAGACGACAAAAAACAATATATCTATTCTATGATTTTGTTTACCTTGTTTGTAGAAAATGTTTCTTTGTTTAGTCAATTTTATATTATTAACTGGTTTAACAGGTTTGACAATGTGCTAAAAGATACAGCGCAGCAAGTAGCATACACAAGTCGTGAAGAAAATATTCACGGTTTAGTTGGGACAAAAATTCTCAATACATTAAGAGAAGAGTACCCAGAGCTTTTCAATGCTGATTTACCAGATAGATTAAAAGAAGAAGCCCAGTGTGCATTTGAGGCAGAATCAGATATCATTGACTGGATCATAGGCGATTATGACAGAGAAGGATTAAATGCCGACATTTTAAAAGAATTTATAAAAAACAGATTAAATGAGTCACTAGAACAAATTGGCTTTGATAAGGTTTTTGAGGTTGACAAAAAGAAACTTTCTCTTACTATATGGTTTGATGAGGATGTATTAGGTAATTCTGCTACAGATTTTTTCTTTAAAAGACCTACCGAATACTCTAAAAAAGACAAATCATTTGACGAAGAGGACTTATTTTAATGAAAGATTATTACTGGCTTAACAGAGATTCAAGAACATTCTTGAAGAGAGGATACCTGGACGATGGAGAAACTCCAGAGGAAAGAATTAAAAACATAGCTGACGCAGCTCAAGAATTACTATCCATACCAGGTTTTTCTGAGAAGTTCCAGAGTTATATGTCTAAAGGATGGTATTCTTTATCATCTCCAATATGGGCTAATTTTGGTAAGAAAAGAGGCTTACCTATATCATGTTTCGGATCTTACATTGATGATACTATGGAATCTATCCTTAAAAAATCATCAGAAGTAGGAATGATGACAAAGTGTGGGGGTGGTACATCTGGTTATTTTGGGGCCATAAGAGAACGTGGCTCTGACATTGGAAGTGGTGGAAAATCTAATGGACCAATACACTTCTTAGAAATATTTGAAACAATTGCAAATGTCGTATCTCAATCAAATGTTCGTCGTGGTAGCTTTGCTGCTTATTTACCTGTTGAGCATCCAGATATTTTAGAGTTTTTGCAAATCAGAAATGATGGCCATGCAATTCAAAACTTATCTATTGGTGTCACAATTGGAGACGCCTGGATGAAAGAAATGCTAGCTGGCGACAAGGACAAAAGAAAAGTTTGGGGAGCTATTATTAAAAAACGTTTTGAGAGCGGATACCCCTATATCTTCTACAAAAACGCAATGAATAGAAATGCTCCTTTAGTATATCAAGACAAAGGATTGGAAATTTATGCAAGTAATTTATGCTCTGAAATCGCATTACATTCAAATACAGAAGAATCATTTGTTTGTAATTTATCATCTTTAAACGTCTTACATTACGATGAATGGAAGGATACAGATGCACCAGAAATACTTACTTATTTCTTAGATGCAGTAATGACTGAATTTATTGATAAATGTAAAAGTAAACCATTTATGGATGCACCTAGAAATTTTGCTAAAAACCAAAGAGCTTTAGGTATAGGTGTTTTAGGTTGGCATTCCTTATTACAATCTAAAATGATTGCATTTGAGTCTATGGAAGCTAAGTTTTTAAATCAAGAAATACATAAAAAAATTCAAGAAAAAACTAAATATGCAACCAAAGAGTTAGCTAAAGTTTACGGAGAACCGCCCCTACTTAAAGGTTATGGAGAACGTAATGTCACAACAATGGCTATTGCTCCAACCACTTCTAGTTCATTTATTCTTGGTCAAGTATCCCCAAGTATTGAGCCATTGAACTCAAATTATTTTGTTAAAGACTTAGCTAAAGGGAAATTTACATACAAAAATCCATATTTAGAAGCCTTACTAGAAGAAAAAGAACAAAACACACAAGCAGTTTGGAAAACAATACTAGTTAAGGGTGGATCCGTACAACATTTGAATTTTCTAACAGATGAGGAAAAATCTGTATTTAAGACTTTTGGAGAAATCAGTCAGAAAGAAATCATTATACAAGCCGCTCAGAGACAGAAGTTTATAGATCAGTCTCAAAGCTTAAACATAATGGTACACCCTAAATCTTCACCCAAAGATGTCAGTCAACTAATGATTTTTGCTTGGGAGCAAGGAATTAAGACCTTATACTATCAAAGAGGCACAAACCCTTCTCAAGAGCTAAGTAGGAATTTATTAGAATGTGCATCATGTGAGGGATAAAAATGTGTAAATACCTGTATGGCAGCAGGCACACATAATATCACAATTGAAAAAAAGGCTAGTTTTAGTTTTTCAGCTACCTTTAAACAACCAAATGGATCAGCTTTAAACCTAACGGACAGAACACCATCTGCTCAAATACGTAGAGATTTCGACAATGGTCTTCAAGCCACATTTACAGTTGTTAAAACAGATGCTACTAATGGAATCGCTACTTTATCTCTCACTTCCGCTCAAACTAGCGCCTTAACAGAAGACCCAAGTCATTATGATTTATTCTTTACTTTGAGTAACGGAACTGTAGAAAAAGTTTTGCAAGGATCCGTCTCAATCATTAAGAATGTAACAACATAATGTCAGATGTTAATATTAGAATCACTACTACAGAAGGAGCAACCGTTATCACATCAACAACGGGTGCTAGTCATGTAGTAAATGATAGCGCATCTATACAAGCTTCTGTTATTGCTTCTACTGACCCAGCTGCAGAAATCAGCACAACCAGTGATGGCGCGGCTGATGTAACAATTGATGATACTTTTTTTGAACCAACAATTGCCAGTGATCTTCTAGAACTAAGAACTGCCACTGGTTTATTAGATACATCAACTGGACTTTTACAAAGTTCCATTACTGGTTTAACTGGTGCTACTGGAGAGTTGTTTGATTTAGTCACAGGTCTGACTGGCGCAACAGGTGAGTTATCTAGTTCTGTTACTGGGTTGATAGGAGCAACTGGGGAACTAAGCACTGCTACAGGCATTTTAAAAACATTATCTGATAATTTCGATACTTCGCTCAACAATACTGTTAACAATAAATTAGATACAAACAACCCAACAGCCACAGGTTTCTTTAGTTTGGATGGGGTTAGTGGCAATAAGTTAGCTTTTTTACTTAATGATGGAACAGCGCGCATTACACCTAGAAATGGTGTTGGTCTACATTTAAAAACAAATGCAACAAACAATGCTGCAGTTTCACTAAAAGTTGAAGGCACAACTACAGTAACCCATGATTTTTTTAAAGACAGTGGTCAAACTAATGGGTTTGCCGATAATTCAAATCACTTTCATGACATCACAACTATTAATCAAATTACACAGCAAGGCATTGGTAATAATCTAAATTTAGAAAGACTACAAGAAAGATATTATGCAGTCACTGATAACTTCGTTAGATTAGCGACAGGGTTGCAAGCAACCGATGTATTTTCAATATATCCAGATTCTCTTTGCCACGGTTTTGAAGGAGTAATGGACGGCAATAATGTAGTCCAACATAGTGGACTTCATTTAGGTATAGCAACTGGAACTGGTACACATATCGTAGAAACTGGAGTCACTGGTCAAGCAGCCTTTTTAAGTAAACACAGGGTCGCAAGAACAATAGGCACTAACGATATAGTAGAAACAAATTCTAACGGAGATGTTATAGGTTCAGCTGTTTTAAATATTACTGGTTTAGTCGCAAGCTCTAATAGAAGCGCTAATGCGCAAAGATTTTTTGTTTCTAACACTACACCGTTAGGTAAAAGTGAGCCATTAGAAATTAATTTTAATTTTGATCACCCACTAAAAATAGGTCAAAATGTTAGAATGAATTTTTCTCAATCTTTCGAAGGTCCAATAGTAGCAGCTTCTTTATTTGGTACTGTATCTAATACGGGATCTGGCAATGGAGTAATAACACCACAAACAGCTGACATAGAATTATTTGGTGGTAATTACAAAACTACTAATGAGGTTCCAGCTAACGCTTTAGATTTAACTGGTTTAGCTCACGGCTGGAGTTTAGAGTCATTATCAAATGGAACTAGATTAGGTAGAGAGGGTGTTTTATCCCTACAAGATAAATCTTATACAGGTTTACCAGGTGGACCCAGATCTTATAATGAGCTTCTGCATATCACCTTTACTGGAGGTCAACAACACGGTTTAGAACAAAACGAAACAGTTACTCTTATTACTAATGGTCAAAATGATTTGATTGTACATCAAAATGCATATGTTATAGATGCTCATGCTACTGGTGCACCAACAGGTATGTTTGCAATTACAGGAGCAGTAACATTTCAACCAAATAATTTAAACACATTATCTAATTTTAATAGCACCTTAAAACCTTTTTTAAGTGGTCAAATCCTTAAAAGCATTTCTAATACAACTGGTTTCAATATAAATGGCTCAACCGTTAGTATTAATACTACAGAAGATCACGGTTTAAATGTTTTTGATACAGTTACAATTAACGGTTTAGGTAATCTACCCACAGATGGAGCTTCTTCGCCACTTGATGGTACAGCTGATACTGTTAGACATTTAGATGGGACATTCTTAGTTGTTGACACGCCAAGTGCTAAGAATTTTAAGTATTTAAGAGTTTTAGGGGATGCAAAAGACGGGAGCACACTTTATCAAATTACAGGTAGGGGTGGAGCTGTCGGTTCTACAGTTAGCCATTATCCTAACGCTACAGCTTTAACTAGTGGGTCAGCTGCTATACTTTCTTATGGTCGTTTAATTAGACAACACAATCTACAAACAATTGAACCCCAAACAGGTAACTGGACAATACATAGAGGTAGTTTAGACGGTATACATAACGAAACCTTGGGCGATCAACTTTATACATTTTTTGCAGATAATAGTGGTCACTATAAAAGTTATCAGATTGGCCCTGGTTCTCAAGTAGATACTCACGGTATAGCATTAGGCAAAAGCGTTTATAATAATAATTACGAAACAATAAAAATCGGTTATAATACTGAAAAAACAAGTCCTAGTTTAAGTTTGGGCCCAAATCAAAAATCAGCAATTTGTCTAGAATCCGCTCAAGAAACTTTCAATATTACAGATGATATAGGTAATATTATTACATCTGTTTCTAAAACAGGTCTTCTATTTAATACTGATATAACCGCTAATGGCAGTATTTCAAGCAGTGGTCTTGTAGTAGGATTAACTGGAGCCAGATTTAATGATGTTGTAGATGTTACTGGGAGTATAGGTGCTCAAAGAATAAGCATTAATGCTAGTGGCCCAAATGATGTTGCTGGCGTCTTAGAAGTTGGTGGGCATGCAGAATTTATTAGTACTGTAAATGTCGGCACAAGTCGAGATGATGTTAATAGATTGCAACTTACTTCAAGCAGTTTAGGGTTTGTATATGGGGGAACTATAAGTAATATCACTCGATTAAATGTTGATAAAATTGTTCCCGCTATAAGTTCAAATTTAGAATTAGAAGCTTCAAACACGACCATTGATATGCAAAAAACATTCAGTACAGGAACCTTAACTGTTTTGGGTAATGAGCATATTAGTGGAAATTTAACAGTTAGCGGCAACCTAACAGTAGATGGAACAGGCTTACACTTACCAAACCTAACCTCTGGTGATCCAAGTATCAGTGGTCAAATTTATTATGATGCAAACGGCTTTTTAAAGCGCTCTTTTGGCTAATTTATGTGTAAAACATTTTAATGCCCGAAAATGAAGATAGACTAACTCGAATGGAGGAGAAGATAGATAAACTATCTGATGCTGTTATTTCAATTGCTAGAGCCGAAGAAAAATTAATTCAATTAGGAACTCTTACAGATGTTTTATTTAAAAAAATAGATGACATGGGAGAAAGAATGATTGAGATGGAAAAAACCTCGGCCGAAACAAAAGCCTTTATGAATGGATTTAATAAAATTACTTGGGTATTTGTTAGTGGACTACTTACAGCATTAGCTGGTATAGTTGCATATAATTTGTGGGGTTAATCTCCATTTTATGTGTAAAATAGCTTATGTCCAGAGAACATGTCAATTTATTCAGATCTGAAATCAAATCAGAAACAGGTGTAGACCAAACTACATACGAAGTACTTAGAAAAAAAATAATAAGAACCTTCATGGATACAGTTGAGGGCGCACCAAGACACGATTATGATAGTCGTCTGATCAGAGAATTTAATAATAGATGCGATCAATTAGGTTTCGACGATTCTATAAAAATAGTTCCAACAGATGCTGGAGGCACTTATATAGGTAATTTTGCTGGAATCCCAGCGCCAGTAGAAAACAACGCAATACCTAATGAAAATTTTACAGGAAATAACACCCAAGATACTAATCCTGGTATTTATGGCTTTTTGTTTGAAAATTTTAACGGACATCCCGTAGGTCCAAGTGCTAATACCAATACAGAAGTCCAAATGTCTGGTTGGTATTTTCATTCACCAATGTTTACTAACACTTACAATTACAATACTTTAATGTTGGGCGCATTATTTTCTAAAGAATCCTATAACTTACTTGAAAGCGGACAACTGCTTGGTTATGGCGATTTTATGCAAGATAGAGTTTTAAAACTTTTTGGTCAAAATAACGCCATGGCTTCTCCAGGCGTTAACTCTGATTTTAATTCAGAATTAAATAGATTATTTTTTAATGGTAGCCTTTTTACTAGCCCAATTACTATGATGGGAAATACAGCTGGTGCTCCAGGATTAAATAGTTTTCAAACAGGTTATTGGTGTAGATATGATATTGGTTTTAACCTTGGAGAAAATGATTTTGCGCCATCGATTCCAACAAATACAACAGGAATTTCTTTTGGCTGTTATGTTAAAATTGAAAAAGATGACCCCTTACTGGATTTAAACTTTGGTGGTATGTATATTAGACAAATAACTGGTGATGGTACTAATCAAAGAGATTTTGTTGACGTTTTACAAGTAAAAGGCTCTAATTTTACGCAAACGCCAAGTATGATGGGCACAACTGATTACGCTACTGTAGCTGGTACTAACGGTTGTTATAATTGGGGTAATGGTCGTTCTCTTGAATCCGCTGGAGGTGGAGCGCAATTAAAATTATTGGAAACATTTCCCCCATTCGGAACTTCCGTAAGGGCTTTAGAAACAAAATTACAAACTGATGCAAGAGATTGGGTTTTACTCTCTGGTCGAACACCATACCTCACGGGAGATATTAACCATATTCCACATACTGGAATTAATGCAGTTTTATTTTATGGGGAGAATCATGAGCATTTAGGTAAAGGGGTTAGTGGATTAAGTATTGACGATCCAGGTGCTATATATTTCTCACAACCTTTTGTAGAATTTTTATCATAAAAAGTGTAATATATGATATGGAGTTAGATTTTACAAAGAAAATTTTAGAGATGTTCGCGAGTCGCCCTGGACCTAAGAGCGGTGCACAAACACCTTCTAAGCCAGAAGAGCGAAAAAAGGGATCTTCTAAAAACGAACCTGGTTCGGCAGGCACATCTCCAAACTCCAAAGAAAAATCGAAAAAAATCCTAAAGAGACAGGACGATAAGACATTAATAAAAGAATCACAAGCTAAAATTACTTTTAGTGAAAAAGTCACAAACTCTTTAAAGAAAAAAGTAAAAGAGCACAACGAAAAACACTCCAGAAAAGTGACTCTGGGTATGCTTAAAAAAGTTTATCGAAGAGGGGCTGGCGCTTTTTCGGGTTCTCATAGACCTGGGCAGTCACGTGCGTCTTGGGCTATGGCTCGCGTTAACACCTTCCTTAGAATGATGAGAGGTGGAAAAGTCAAAGATTCTTACAGAAAAGCCGATTCAGATATTGCTCGAGCATCTGATGAGGCGATTGCAAGTTTGCCAGATAACTTTGATGTTTGGTCGCCTTCTGATTTCGATGCACAAAGAGACACTACAAAGATAGAATGGTCACTAGCTCGCATCGACTTATTAGCTTCTGGTTCAACATTGGACGAGATTCTAGAATCAGATTTTTGTTTCGATGAGGAAGTAGCAGAAGCAAAAGAAAAAAAAACCCTAAATAAACCGTTTAGATTAAAAGACGGCAAAAAGAAATTTGGCGTATACGTCAAAAATGACAAAGGTAATGTTGTTATGGTAAAATTTGGCGACCCAAATATGGAAATCAAAAGAGATGATCCAGAGCGTCGCAAGTCTTTCAGAGCTCGCCACAAATGTGACACAAACCCAGGCCCCAAATATAAAGCGAGATATTGGTCTTGTAGACAATGGCAATCTGGTAAAAAGGTAGAAGCAGAACTTGAGTCTAACGCTAGTTTATTAGATATAGACCCAAATTTAGTTTATGCAGAAATAGTTGAAGATATGGATTGATTTTTTTATTATGCGGTTTAGTATCGCATGATGAAAGTTTTATTTGTATCTGATTTTGCTAGTGATAAACCAGGAGGAGCTCAATTAAGTAATCGTAAGATTATTGAAAAAGGTCGTGATTTGGGTTTTGATATTACTGAATTAAACATAAACTCAAGCAGATTACCATTATCTTTTCAATATGATGTTGTTATAACTTCTAATTTTGATTGGTTTTTAAAAGAACCAGACATTAATTTTATTTTTGATAAGATTACAGAACACTCGTGTCACGTTAGATACGAACACGATTCCTGCACTTATTTCGCTCCACAAATAAGAAAAAAATTTATGGAATCGGTCAAATTAAATCTTTTTCTATCTGATTTCCATTTACAGTTTTTTCAAAATGATTACGGTGATTTATATCACAACAATGCTATCATTTACGATCCGATAGACACAAAGATATTTAAAACTAAAGATGTAGAAAAAGAGTATGATTACATCTACTGTGGTTATGTACATCCCTTAAAAGGTTTTTTAAACTATGCCAGATTGGTAGAACAAAATCCAGATAAAAAGTTTTGTTTAATAGGTTGGAGCGATGATAGTTCCCACGATCATTTTAGACACCACAATTTTAATTTACAAAAATTTCTAGAAAACAATAAGAATTTAACTTTGTTGAATTATCAGACACAAGAAAAGGTAGCTGAATATTTTCAAAAAAGTAAAAAGATATTTCACAAACCAATGGTCAACGAGCCTTTTTGCAGAATGGTTGCTGAAGCACTTTTGTGTGGTTGTGAATTTGAAGGTAATAAAAATACAATCGGTAGCTATTTAGAATACAATAAACATGGCGCAGAGGCTTTTAAAGAAGGATGTAAAAACGCTGCAGATTTATTTTGGGCGCAAATTAAGGAAAATCTATGAAGATATCTATAATCTGTTCTGTATACAACGCCTCAAAATATTTAATAAATTATTTAAATATGGCAAACGATCAACTTTTAAAAGAATTTGAAATTATTTTTGTTGACGCCAACTCTACAGATAATTCTTTAGATTTAATTGAGTCTTTTAAATTTAGAAACGGTATTGAGGTTAAAATACTTCCGCAAAAAGAAAGGGTTACAATATACGATGCTTGGAATATAGCTATTAAAGAATCAACTTGCCACTATGTTATGAATTGGAATACGGATGATTTACTATTTCCAAATGCATTACTCACCTATCAGAATTACATTAAATCTTTTCCAGACGTTGATGTATTTTATAGTCCCTGTGGCATAGTAAATAAGCATTCTTTCGATGCGTACACAGGAATTAGTAACTGGCCTCAATATAGTCACGATACGCTACTACAATTATGTATATGTGGGCCATTCCCACTACTAAGAAAGTCTGCAGTAGAAGCTTGTGGATATTTTAACCCAAAATATATTTCTTCTGGAGATTACGAAATGTGGCTAAAGCTTTCTAAAAATAAATACACATTTAAAAAAATACCAGATATCATAGGTTCTTTTTTATACAGAGCTGATTCCACATCAAATCAAAAAATTAAAGAAGCACAAAAAGAAGATTTAGAGATACAAGAATTATACCGATGAAAAAAATAATATCATTTAGTTTGTGGGGAGACAACCCAAGATATACTTTAGGAGCTATTAGAAATTGTGAGTTAGCATTAAAAATTTATCCAGATTGGATTTGTCGATTTCATGTTGGGTTAAGTACACCCAAAGATATCATAGATTGTTTAGATGATTTTCCAAATTCAGAAATCCTTATGAAAGAAGATGAAGGAAATTGGACAGGTATGTTTTGGAGATTCGAAGATGCATCAGACCCAACTGTAGATGTCATGATATCTAGAGATTGTGACAGTAGATTAACATTAAGAGAAAAAAATGCAGTAGATGAATGGTTGAATAGTGGTGAATATTTTCACATTATGAGGGACAATATAGCCCACGCTACACAAATTCTTGGAGGTATGTGGGGCGTAAGAGATGGATTTTTAAAAAACATTCATAATATGATAGAAGAATATTCGAAAGGTAATTTTTGGCAGGTGGATCAAAACTTTCTTAGAGAAAAAATATATCCAATAGTTAAAGATAATTGTTATGTTCATACTGAATTAGTAAAAATGATGGGAGAAAACTCTTTTTCTTTTAGTGATGAAAGAGATCCACAACACTTTATAGGTCAAGCTTATGATGGTAATGACAAAATATTAGACCAAGATGATTATTTTATAGATAGATTATATGAAAGTACACACTAACACAATATTCAAAAACGAAGCAGTTTTATTAAAAGAAGTTTTACCTATATGGGAAAAATATCCAGTAGATAAGTTTGTCTTTTATGATGATAACTCTACGGACGAAAGTGTAGATATAATCAAAGAAATACTTGAAGATAGGTGTGTTATACTGAATAATAATCTAAAGGATTTCCACGAATCACATCACCGATCTACTATTTTAGAATATAGTAGAGAAAATAATGCAACACACGTAGTTTCAATAGACTGTGATGAGCTTTTATCTACTAATCTTCTACAGAATTTTAATGAAATTGTTTCTACGTGTGATAAATATAACCTACATTTATATCAATACAATGTAGTTAACGGTCTAGATTTTTATAGACAAGATCCAGCTTACGAAAACAATTATAGGAATTTTATTATATCACTGAAAAAAACCCATAAGTTTGACACCAGTCAATCTAAATTTCACACACCCAGAATACCAAAAGTTAATTTAGTGCCAGTAATGTTAAAAGATGCTGGCTTCATACATCTACAAGCCATCAATAGAAAATTTTACGCCCTAAAACAATTATGGTATAAACATTACGAATACAGAAATTATGATCACACAATCGGCCAAATTAATCAAAGATATGACCCAGTGGTCAATGGTTTAAATTTTAAACCAGTTACAACACCAAAAAATATTATTGACGGTATAAAATTTGACATTTCAATTTATGATAGTTTAGAGGAAATGAAAGGTTACAAGAAATACATCTTAGAAAAACCAGTAGATGAACTTATTACATTTGGCAAAGCTTATTTAGAACTATGAATTTAAATATATACCATCATCTAGGTTTAGGCGATCATTTTGATTGTAACGGCATGGTACGACACTATGCTTCTAATTTTGACTATGACTCAATTGGCGTTTTTGCAAAGTCTAATTATTATGAAATGGTCAAGTATATGTATAGAGATGATGAAAGAATTAATGTAATTAAGGTTGATAAAAACAATGAACAAGGTGGTGTACAAAAATATTTACTAGAAAATACAGGCCATCATTTTTTAAAGGTTGGTCACGAACATTACAAAAACCAAGAAAATAAAAATTGTTGGGAAATATTTTACGAACAAGTGGACTTACCATTAGAAACTAGATATGAAAAATTCCATGTAGAAAGAGATAAGGAGGCAGAAGATTTACTTTATCAAGAACTTACCAACAACGAACCATATATTTTTGTTCACGATGATCCATCTCGTGGTTTTACTTTAGATAGATCTCATATAGAAAACAAAGATATTAGAATTATTGAAAATGATGTATCTAAAAATATTTTTTATTTTATAAAAATTATAGAAAACGCAGAAGAAATACATTGTATGGAAAGCTCTTTTAAAACATTAATAGATATTTATGCTAAACAAGAAAAATTATTTTTTCATAACTTTAGGAACCACCCACTTGGGACTCAAAGCAACAAAAATTGGAAAACAGTAAATTATGAAACAAAATAAACCATGGTCTTTAACAGAAGTGGCTAACGCTCATAAGTATTTTTCGGAATCTGATCAAAATGATCCAGTGCATCATCACGATATTTTTGCTGGTTTTTTAAAAACCAAAAAGAATCCTAAAGTTTTAGACATAGGATGTGGAAATTCTAGAGTCTTAAATAGTATTTCACATTATTCTAAATACCTTGGCGTAGATTTGTGCGAAGATTTAATTACATCTTGTAATAAAAGATTTAAAGATAATACTGAGGTGAGTTTTTTAGCAATGGATATAGAATCTGATGACTGGCCAAAAGAAATAAAAGAATATAATGTAGCGTATTTAGATAGCACTTTTACAATGATGGAAAATCCAGATTTATTATTTAAAAGGTTAATAAAAACTTTTGAAACTATTTTTTTTAATAGAACTCGCATTTATCGAAATTATGATAATATTGAAATGATAAAAACAAATCATCGTTGGGCGGGTATGAAAGAAATGTCCCCATTATGGAAGTTTGGGCCACAATATTTTATAAATTTTTGTGATTCTTACGGAGGCGGGTGTGCAGCTTACGCAGAAGATATTGTGATTTACGAACAAAACAAAAAATTTGAGCGATTTTTAAAGGTATGAGTAATTTAAAATTTATTAACTATAACTGGTATGGAACAATCGCTGATCATTGTGTGGATTTTACAGAGCAAGAATACATTGATTGTGGGGTAACTAAATTACATAATAAAAATTTAATCCCAGAAAATGTAAAAGAAAACGATATTATCTTTGTTAAGGTAGATTATATATATAATGGCCTTTTTCAAAGTGAGTTTTTACCCAGAATATCCAATAAATTTTACTTAATCACAGCAAACTCTTCTTACGATGTTACCAAAGGAGCAAACATCACAAGTATTATTTCTAATAAATTTTTACAAAAATGGTATTGTACAAACGCCCCACAAGATTTAAGCGATAAAATAGTCCCTATACCAATCGGATTCGAGGAAAAAGAAAGGTTTGGTGGTGATCAAGACATAATAGATAAATGCTTTAAAAATAAAAAACCATATAGCGAAAAAAAAGATAAGATACTTCTGCCATATCATAATGTTTCAACAAACTCAGAAAGAGCTGCTAATGTAAAATATTTATCTTCTCTACATCACGTCGATGTACAAACAGAAAAACTACCTTTTGAAGATTACCTTAATTTACTAAATGAATACAAGTATGTTATTTGTTTAGAGGGTGCTGGTCAAGATTTACATAGATTTTATGAAACCTTACTAGTTGGTTCAGTGCCGATAGGTATTAAAAACTCTATTGAATTTTTATTTAAATACTGGGATTTACCTGGACATTTTGTGCGTAAATGGTATATTGATCAAATGTGGGTTGACATATTTAAAAAAGAACATACATTTAAAAATGTAGAAAATTTTCTTACAATAGAACATCACACAAAAAATATTAAAAATGAAAGTTGAAGTAGCAATAGGAGAAATATTTGACAAGATTACAATCTTGGATATTAAACTAAAAAGAATTACAGATCAAGCTAGACTAGATTTTGTTAGAACTGAAAGAGTGGCATTAGCAGACGCTTTATTTGAAGAGGGTGTCGTTATGCAAGACGAGTTATACGCAGAACTAAAAAGCATCAATACTAAAATATGGGACACCGAAGCTGGTTTTAGAGAAAAGGAAGCCAAAAAAGAATTTGATGATGAGTTTATAGAATTTGCTAGATTAAATGCAAAATACAACGATGAAAGATTTGTAGTAAAAAATAAAATAAACACACACTACGAATCTAAAATTAGAGAACAAAAATCTTACGACGCCTTATATGAATCCGATAATTCAAATTGAACCTTGGATTGACAATAGTGAATTGATACAACTCAAAAAGGTTATCAAATCAACTTTTGTTTCTGAGCATAAATTAAACCAAGAGTTTGAAGATAAAATTAAGAAAATTACTGGTTCAAAATATGCAGTTTCTATGACGAATGGAACTGCCGCAACTTTTTGCGCTTTAAAAGCTTTAGGTATTGGTAAAGGTGACGAAGTTATTGTTCCAAACATGACATTCATTGCTTCATCTAACGCTGTAATTTTTGCTGGCGCTACGCCCGTTTTATGTGACATAGAAGAAGATACGATGTGTATGTGTCCTAAAGATCTTGCAAAAAGAATCACATCTAAAACTAAAGCTATAATGCCTGTACATCTGTACGGAAGAAGCTGTAACATGACTGAACTACGTAAGATAGCGGCCGCTAAAAAAATTAAAATTATCGAGGATGCTGCTCAAGGTATGGGAGTTCTTTATAGAGGTCAACACGTTGGAACATTTGGTCACGCTGGTATTCTTTCTTTTTATGCAAACAAAACAATTACATGTGGAGAAGGTGGCGTTGTATTAGCCCCCAACAAAAGAGTCATAGAAGATTGTTACAAGATGAAAAACCACGGTAGAGCAAAAAAGGGTGTATTTGTACACGAATCTATAGGTTTTAATTTTTCTTTTACCGAAATGCAAGCCGCTGTTGGCGTATCACAACTAAACAAACTCAAAAGAGTTATAGCAAAAAAACAAAAGATTTATAATTTTTACAAAAAACATATTGATAACGAATACCTTATAGATATACCAATTAATAAAGACACAACACCAGTTCACTGGTTTAGTTCTTACTATACAGACCATAAAAAAAGCTTTATCAAACATATGAAAGACCACAACATACAAACTAGAGAGTTTTTCTATCCATTGAATTTACAACCCTGTTACAAAAAAAGTAATCTAATTAAAATTAAGGATGATATGCCAGTAAGTAAAAAAGTTTTTGATCGTGGAATATCCTTACCTTCTGCTTATAATATCTCTACCAATCAATTAAAATATGTTTGCGACACTATTAATAAATTTAAACCATGATTAAATTAGTTAAAGATACAATATCCAAAGATGAAATAAATAGCTTAATTAACTGGCTAGAGACCGACCCTAGATTAACTAAGGGCGATCTTACCGTTCAATACGAAAAACAGTGGTCTCAAAAAATAGGTTGTAAACACTCTGTGTTTGTAAACTCTGGCTCGTCTGCTATTTTAATTTCCCTATATGCTTTAATTGCAAACGGTACACTTAAAAAGGGAGATAGTGTTATAGTTCCAGCTCTTGCTTGGGCTACGGATTTATCTCCAGTTGTTCAATTAGGATTAAAACCTATTTTGTGTGATTGTAATATGGAGAATTTATCAGTAGATCCGCACTACTTAAGATCTATTGTGTCAAACCATAAACCTAAAGCTTTAATATTAGTTTCAGTGCTAGGTTTAGTTCCAGATATGGATTTTATAGTTAATTTTTGTGAAGATAACGATATAGTTCTTATTGAAGATGCTTGCGAATCTTTGGGCTCTCAATATAAAGGTAAAAATTTAGGTAATTTTGGTTTGCTATCTTGCTTTTCTACTTACTATGGGCATCACATTTCTACTATTGAAGGAGGCATGGTTTGCACTAATGACGATGAACTTTATAATTTATTAAAATCTTTAAGAAGCCATGGTTGGGACAGAGACATGGACCCAGAGTATTCTAAAGAGCTAAAAGAAACATTTAATATCAATGATGATTTTGATTCTTTATATAAATTTTATTACTTTGGATTTAATCTTAGGTCTACAGATTTACAAGCTTTTATTGGTATCAATCAATTAGATAGGCTGTCAGATATTATTAGTAAAAGGAACTCTAATTATAATCTATATCGTGATTTATTATCCGATTACCAGTGGCAACCACCAGCATCAACAGATGAAAATTACATATCTAATTTTGCGTACCCTATTATACATCCAAATAGAAACGAAATTATCAACAAGTTAAAGAAACAAAACATAGAATCAAGACCTTTAATTTGTGGGTCTATGGGTAAACAACCTTTTTGGATTAAAAACTTTGGCTCTATTAGACTTCCTCACGCTGATCACATAAATGATTTTGGTTTGTACTTGCCCAATAATCATCAACTAGAAGAAGAAGAGATTAACCTCATAGCTGAAACAATTAAAGATATATGAAAATTTTAGTTACAGGCTCTTCTGGGTTTGTTGGCTCACACATAGTTCAACAACTAAGAGATTTAGGTTTTGATGTAGTACCACTAGATGTTAAAGTAAAACAGTATAACGTCTGTGATTATAATTATATTCGACCTTTGTTTATGGGTGTTGATTGTGTTTTGCATTTAGCCGCAGAGGTTAGAATACAAGATACACTGAAAGACCCAATACTAGCAGCAAAAACTAATGTTATGGGCACTGCTACGGTTTTAAGACTAGCTCAAGAACATGGCGTAAAAAGATTTGTGTTTAGCTCTACGGCTGCCGCCTACACAGATAATCCAAATCCATATTCTATTACAAAAATAGCTGGTGAAGAATATTGCAAAATGTACACAAATTTATTTGGCTTACAAACTGTTATTTTAAGATACTTTAATATATACGGAGAGGGACAACCTACAAAAGGTCAATATGCTCCAGTAATGGGCATTTTCTTAGATCAAAAGAGAAACAACAAACCAATGACAATTGTTGGCGACGGGTCTCAACGCAGAGATTTTATACATGTATCTGATGTTGCTAAAGCTAATATCGCTTGCTTAGATTTAGAAAACAAAGATATTGTTGGGAAAACATTTGACATAGGAACTGGCACAAGTCATTCTATATTAGATATAAAGAATATGATAGGTGGAAAACATATACACTTACCCGAAAGGAAAGCGGAAATCAAAAATTCGGTTGCTGACATAGAAAACACATTAGAACTTTTAGATTGGAAACCAGAAATAAAACTTGAAAACTGGATTAAACAAGTAATATAATTAAAGATGAATCAACTACAAAAAAATAAAATAATCGATACGGTTGATATTTTAAATATTGACGAAGCAACAAAACTAGCACAAGGTCAAAAATGTGTTATAGTTACAGGCGTAACAGGTCAAGATGGTAGTTATATGGTAGAGCACTTGTTGGAAAATACAGACTATCTAATTTTTGGTGGCGTACGCAGATTGAGCGTATATAATCACGAAAACCTTTCTACAATTAGTTCAGATAGATTTAAATTAATTAATTTTGACTTAACAGATAGTCATACTATTTCTAGAATTATTGAAAAGTTACAACCAAGTTATTTTATTAATTTTGCTGCACAAAGCTTTGTTGGTAGCAGTTGGGATTTTCCGCAACAAACTTGGCATACAAACACTACATCTGTAATTGATATATTGGAAGCAATTAGACTTTATAACCCTTCTTGTAAATTTTATCAAGCTGGGTCTTCGGAAGAATTTGGAGATGTACAATACACACCTCAAGATTCTAAACACCCATTAAGACCAAGAAGTCCATATGGTGCATCTAAAGCAGCCGCACGACAAGTTGTCAAAGTATGGAGAGACTCTTACGATTTGTTTGCAGTTCAAGGTTGGTTGTTTAATCACGAATCAGAAAGAAGAGGGGAAGAATTTGTAACTAGAAAAATCACTAAAAACGTAGCTAGAATCAAAAAAGCTATTGATAACAGTGAAGATTTTGAACCAATAGAATTAGGTAATATGGAAGCCAAAAGAGATTGGAGTCACTCTGCAGATTTTGTAGAGGCGGTTTGGTTGATGTTGAATCAAGAAAAACCTAAAGATTATGTTTTAGCTTCTGGAGAAACCCATACAGTAAAAGAATTTGTAGAAAAATCTTTTGAGTATGCTGGTATTGGTGTGCATTGGTACGAGGATGAAGAAAATCCAATGCTAAACAAACTCATGGATAAAAACACTGGTAAAATTTTAGTTAGAATAAATCCTAAATACTATCGTCCAGCGGAAGTTGAATTACTCTTAGGCGATCCAACAGAAGCGGAAAGTGAACTAAATTGGCAAAAAAGAGTTGACTTTTCAGAATTAGTTCGTAGGATGGTTATTAATGACATCGAAAAAATTAACGCCATTTAGAAGAAGACAACTAACTATTGAAAGGTTAGTTAAAGGTGCCGTAGATAATAAAAGCAGACAATTCTGGAAAATTCAGATGAAAATGCTGAATGAACTAGAAGAGAAATATTCTTTAGAATTTTTAGAGGTTTTAACCCTAGACTTTCAAGTTGATCAAATGGCATCCTTGGGACATAAAAACTTTAAATCAAAAATTGACAGAAAGTGGCGTAATTTTAACTTTAAAGTTGACTTATCGAAATATACAGTATACGATATATCAGAAAAATGTGGAAAAGACTACGAATCCATATATAATAAACCGAAAAATACAAAAGATTTATTTAAATGAGTGATATAGATTCAGAATTATTAGACAAGTTTCTCAAAGCCAAGAAGGATGATCACTACAATTTTGAGAAAACAATTGATTATAAAGCATCAAGCGGCTCCTTACAGCTTGATTTAAACTTAAATGGTGGGTTTGGCCCAGGTTTGCATAGATTCGTAGGCATGAACGAGGGTGGTAAAACAAGTGCCGCTCTTGAAGTTATGAAGAATATGCTTAATACACAAAAAGACGCAAAAGGTTTTTATATTAAGGCTGAAGGTCGCCTATCTAACGAAATGGTGGCGAGGTCGGGTATAAATTTTGTCTATGACGCTAAAGAATGGAAAACAGGGACTTGTTTTGTCTTTGAAAGTAACATTTATGAAGTTGTAGTTGACGCTATTAAGACTTTGGTAGAACAAAACGAAGATGAACATAAATACTGCTTCACACTAGACTCTGTAGATGGTTTAATTTCCAAACAAGATATAGATAAATCCTTCTATGACTCTAATAAAGTTGCAGGTGGCGCTGTAATCGCAGCCAACTTTATGAAGAGAATGTCCATATCCCTTGCAAAAAGGGGTCATATGGCCATTTTTATTAGTCAAGTAAGGGCAGATATCAAACTAGACCCATACACCAAAGCTCCGATACGTCAGACGTCAGCAACGGGCGGTAATGCATTATTGCACTTTGCTAATTACATTATAGAGTTTGAGCCAAGGTTTAAATCAGACCTAATTTTACAAAATCCATCAATTAAACAGCCAGATCCCAAAACAAATCCAATTATTGGACATTGGGCAAAAGCTACAATCAAAAAATCACCCAACGAAAAGACTAATAACACCATTTCATATCCAATTAGATATGGTAGAGTTGGTGGAAAATCAATTTGGGTGGAGAAAGAATTAGTAGATTTACTTTATATGTGGGAATTTGTCACTAAAAAAGGTGCTTGGATTACAATTGAAGAAGAATTTAGAGAATTGGTAGCTGAATCCGCTTCAGACCTACCAGAAAAGATACAAGGAGAAGCTAATTTATTCAAATTAATTGAAGAAAATGAAGCTTTGTGTACTTTCTTGATCGATTATTTCAAAACAAATATAGCCGAACTAGTGTAAAGGCTACCTAGCCCTCAGTAGGGGTTGATTTAAGTTATGGAAATACTAAAAAATAATAAGATTAAAGTGGGACTTGTTGTCGCAGCTATTGC